TGAGAGGGGTTAGAAATAGCCCCTCTCTATTTATAACGGAAATAAGAAAGGAAAATAAAAGGAATGGCAAACACTACTAATAAATCTACTACAAACACATCAAAGACAACTACTAAGAAAGAAGTCGCGTCAACTGTACCTGTTGTTGATATAGAGAAGGAACAGCTTAAGGCGCAACTTGCCGAACAGCAGAAGCGCATGGAAGAAATGATGGCGCAGATGCAGGTTCTTATGCAAGCACAGAGCAATACTGCAACAATTCCTACAAAATCTGTCAATTCAAACAAGCAGATTACGTTTATTAACCTAACATCAGGCGGCCTTAATCTGCGCGGCACTCGTATGCACCATATTGATAAGCAGTTTGGTTCTAAGAGCGTACAGGAATCTGAGGCTAGGGTTATTGTATCTAATATGCCAAATAGTATTGCAGAGGGCTATGTGTATATTCCAGATAATGAGTTCCTAGAATCTTGTAATATGGGTGGCGTATATGATGGTATGCTCAATGATGAGCAGATGAAAACGCTACTTAATCAGGACGCGAATTATGTCTGCGATGTATTTGAGAATGCGACTGATTCTCAAAAGCGCATTATTATTGATATGGTGTCTGATAGACAGCTTAACGGTAAGCCTGTTGATGCTAATATTCTAGTTCGTCTTGGCAAGCTGTCAGGAGTAGATTTCTTAGACATTGAACCCCTTGATGACAAGGAGTGATAAATTATGGCAACATCATTTGATGTTATTGGACAAAGAGCATTAAGTGTAATTGATGACTATAAACTGCGCAAGCTATATGATGCAAACATTGAGTTGTTTCACGACAAGATTGATGGATGGGTCATTAGTTCAGCCGCAAAGTTTATAGAATGTGAGCAACCTCTAACATACGATTCAGAGCTTAGACAATTTGACGCAGATTTAACAGATTTAGAGATTCAGATTCTTGCCGAATATTGGGTTATTTACTGGTGGCGCGGCGAGACGGACGTAGCAACACAGATTGCGCAAAAACTTAAAGTTCCATCATCTTTCCAGATGGATGGCGTATCCTCGCAGAATTTCAAAGAAAAACAGAACGTCATTGATAAGCTAGAAGAAGATGTAGATAGGCTCATTCACGACAAATACCAGCTCTTATATCTATCCTCCTATAATTATTAAAGAGGGGTGGATATATGAGTAGAACAGACAAGCAAGATAAAATTCATGCTTTATATAAAGTCCTGTTGTTATTTGAAGATTTAACTAGCCTTGAGCCGACAATCGAAGAAGCCGACTATACAGCATATTGTGAGCGGCTATCTGTGCGATTTAGAGCGGTTGATGGTGAAATCGCTGATACATTAGCAGGACTAAGCAAAATGGGGCTTGAGCTTACTCATCCGATTATTCGTTCATGTGTATTGCGCATGACGAACAGGATTGAAAGGATGGGTGATTGATATGGCATATGAGATGTTTCAATATCAACCAAACCCCAATGATTATTACCGCGATTTGACGCAAGAATATATAGATTCGCAATGGGACAACACCTCGGCTAAAACGCCTGAGAATGGCGGAGAATTGCTAGAACAAAATGGAATAGGGTCTGATGAATATAATCCAGTAGAAGCATGGGTTGCGCCTACAGTTGCAACTACATCAACCGGACAAAAGGATACTATAGATTTTCTACAGCTAATATTTAGGGACATTGACCATTTTGTTGTGCGCGGACTTTACTACAAGTTCGATAATAATGTGTGGATTGTCCACGATTCTGGCAAATTTGATGGCTTGCCACGTGCTGTTGGCGTGCGCCGTTGCAACAATGTTATGCGGATTAAAGATGAGGTCAATGACGTAATTTTTAGTGCCCCATGTGTTGTTGACTATGATATGCAATCACCATCAGCGCAGGTAAGTACGCCCATCATTACGCCGAACAATCATGCTGTCGTTATGGTTCAGGGCAATGAGGACGTATATAGGCTATTTAAATATAACACACGTTATATATTGGGTGGTAGACCATTCAAGCTGTTATCCTATCAGAATGCAATCAACTCATACGGCATCGACAAGCCAACATTGCTTACTCTTGAGCTATATCTTGATGAGGCTCACGCCGGTGATGATATTGCGAATCAGCTTGCGGATAATAGCTCCGTTGATTATCCAATGGACGAAAACGCGCCATTTCCAATGGGCTAAAGGAGGGCGGTTAGATGTATAATTCATTAAGTCGTTTACCGACAATACCATATAATATTATGGTATATTTAGCAAAATCGACCGACCCTATTGCTGAGATATTTTGGAAGATGTTGGCATATCAGGACTATAAGGCATTAAGCCATGAGCTGCTTACATTTCAACAGAAGATGAAGCTAGTATGGTTACATGGCAAGCAAGATACATATAGCGTATTCTTAACTAATCTAATTGAGGACGCTATGGCTGAATCCAAGCAGATTGTTAAGATATACCAATATTACATCCATGCCTCTGAGCTATATACTAGTACAGTAGTCTATGCATTTGATTGTCTGTATGGCGGTCAGATGAGCCTAGTTGAATATAACGGTATCCCTGTTAATCGCGGCGATTTGTTTATCCATTGCATCCTTACTCTACTGAACGGAGTAGAAGTTGGCGGCGTAGGCAAGCTTACATTCTTGGATGATATGAGCCGATATAGTGCGGCACGGTCAACAATTGGCAACAATAAGACCTTCACAGGTGTGCAGTTATACATGGCTGTTGATGTTGGAGATGCTGGCACAGAGGATGGTTGCCGTGTTTAATCCGAAGTCGGACTATTATGTCTACAATGAGCTTTACTTTGCTTATGATAAGCCTGTACCATATAAATTAAGGAACGGTCATGAGCTTCAGATATATCCTGTAAAATTACAGGATTCTTTAATCTTTTTAACAAGTTGCGACTTGTTGACCATAGATAAGAATAGTCTTGGCTCCGTTGAGATTATTCAGATGTCTTATCTCAAGTATATCATACAATATAAGCTAAGTCAAGAGGATGAAGATGCGGCTAAATATGAGCGACAAAAGTTGACAAATATTTGCATCCTTTGTTTTCATATGCAACTGCCATTTATTCTGAATGACGATAGCGGTAAGCCGTTCATTGGGGACGTTGGTAATAGCGAGGTCAAGATATATGAGAAAGATTTTGAAGATATTCGCCGCATTGTTATGTACCAAAATATACTTGACTATGATGACGAATATATTGACCCGGACTTAAAAAAGGCAATTGAAGAAACTAAAGCAATGAGAGCTGCAAAATGTGCGCCGATTTCGACTGAGCGCAAAATCGCTATTGTCGCGGCTCATACAGGTTACGACAAAGAAAAGCTACATACTATGACATATCGCAGTTTCAACCTCTTGTTTAATGAGGTGTGCGAAGAAGTGGATTTCTTAACTACGCGGCCCATTGCCTTGTATGCGGGTAAAGCCAAAGACATGGAGCATTGGATTTACAAGAAAAAGAAAGATAAATATAGCGACTATATCATGACGCTTGAGGATTATAATAAATCCATGGGTGGCGATGGTAAAGTCGCTGATGGTAAAATAAGAGCATCAAAGAATATGCCTACTGATGGGGCGGCTTTAGATGCTATGTATAATATGAATACTAACTCAAAATAACTGAGGAGGAAATGAAAATATATGGCTAATATTTTTACGGCTGGCCCTGCAAGAGCACTATTCTTCTATGGTCAGCAACTAATTGGTGTTGGCAAAACACTTTCCGAGACTGTCTTCGATTCCTCCATCACGGGTGAGGAAGTCCGTGGTGGCCCCGGCAATCTACTCTATGGTAAATATTTCCACGATTCCAATCTGAACATTCAGATTACTGACGCAATGTTTAATCTACAGTATGTCGCAGCTTCTCTAGGTGTCGATGTAAATCAGGGTGGCGTTTCTCTATACGAGTCTGCAAAGGCTGGCGAAACCGTTGCGGCTGGTGGCAAGATTACCCTAACTAATACTGCTGTTGCATTTGACGGTGCTATTCTCGCTTGGTATAAGAAGCCCGCAGATGATGACTGGACTGTTGCTACTGTTTCTGATAACGCAATCACTGTCCCCGGTGTCACTACTGGCGACCATTACTGTGTCAAGTATTTCTATCAGAACATGAACGCTAAGTCCATTACTATCAAGGCGCAGTATGTTCCTAAGACTCTGCACCTCGTTCTAATTAACGACCTATATTCTGGCGATGTTGCTAATGTTGCTGCTTCTAGTTCCAAGTATGGCCGTCTCATTACTGATATTCCACAGTATCAGCTAGATGGTAAAATTTTTAAGCAAGCTGCTTAAAATAATAGCCACTTATATATCGTAAGATGTATAAGCTCCGTGTTAACTGCTGGCAATCCCTAAAGCTCTTAATACTACAACGTAGAGATGAAATAAGCTCAGGCGTGATATGTTACGAAAGTAGAAAAAAATTAAGAGATGGCGCATGGTTAAATCCTAAACGCTTATAATGGGTCTTCAGCATCCAATCCTCGAATAGAGGAAGGTTCAACGACTACCTCCTTGTGGGAGGGTAAGCCCAAGTGGGCTGAAAAATACGGCTCTTAATTTGTTCATAATTCCCAATTATTATATATAGAAAGGCGGTGAATCAATGTTTGACGAAAATCAACTTGTTAAGATAAAATGGCATTCTCATAATAAACAATATTTTATTAAAATGGGGTTGACGTTTACTAAGATTGGTGACGAAATAGAAATCCCTGCAAAAATGTTATCCAAAGAAAGTCATGCAAGGGTAAAATGTACTTGTGATTATTGTGGAAAAGAATATTACACTAATTACAATGTTTGCAGAAGAAGTCTATTGCGTGGTAAACTATCTTGTGAGGCGTGTAAGCAAAAGAAACGCGAAGATTCTTTTACGGGGAAATATGGCGTTGGTTCGCCGGGCGCATCTGATGTTTGTAGACAAAGAGCACAAGACACCATGATTGATAAATATGGTGGGCGATTTGCGTTACAAACTAAAGAAGGGCAAGAATCTTTTAAGAAATCAATGCTTGAAAAATATGATTGCGACAATCCAATGAAGTCAAGAGAACTGATGTATAAGGCAAGAATTTCAACATATGAGAATGGAACTAATCCTAGCTCAAGACCGGAACGAGAAGTTATTAAAATGCTAGAGGAATTATACGGCAAAGACAACTGCGTTCCTGGCTATCCTGTAGGTAGGACAAATTTGGATTGTTTGTTAACTGTAGATGATATTAAGATTGATGTTGAATATGATGGGAAATATTGGCATCAAGACAAGCTACATGACCAAAAGCGTAATCATTGGTTAATAGCAAATGGATATAAAGTCATACGGATATTGGGAAATCCGCGTGATACATTACCAAGTAAAGAACAGCTAAAGGGAGAGGTTGATTATATTTTAGCTGGACATGACTTGGGATATATTGATATGAACGAATAAGATGAACATATAGTCTGCTCTCATGCGAAAGTATGAGCAGTTCTTTAAGAACGGCATAGGATTAACGACCCTATGTGAACATATGGCTCTCAGAACATCTCTTGGTCTGCAACTTCTACTGCAACCGTTTCTCTAAACGGCTCTGCTCTAGCGATTGATGATGGCTCTTCTTGTGAGGAAGACCCCATCTATGGTACTATGACTCAGGAAATCTTTGGCGCAAAGTGGCAGGATGATGTTAAGGCTGTTGCCATTGGCAATGCTGATATTGACCTTGCTAAGAGCGCATCTGAGACTCTACAGGTCTATGCCGTCTTTGGTGGCGGCGTTGCATCTCGTATGATGGATAATAGCAACTTCAACTTCACGGTTGAAAGTGGTGGCACTTCTGCAAGTGTTAATGCAAGTGGCGTTGTTACTGCGACCACTACTGATGGTACGGCGGTCATTTCTGTTACGCTGAAAGACGCGGCTGGCAAGCCAACCGATAAGATTGGCTATGCCAATGTAACAGTCGCTTAATCACAATTTAATAAACAATAATAATGGGGTAGTTTCGGCTACCCCATTTTATTACAACTCAATACGAGGAGGTAATAAATCATGGATTGTCCCTATTGTAAAGTAGGCGCATATATGGATTTTTGCAAATGCACAAAGCAAGAAGGCGAGCCAATTTGCCCACATGTATATAGATGCACCAAACTCCAAATTTGGAAACAACTAGATGGTATGTTGAATTGCCCAATGCGGCAAAATCAAGGCAATGTTAAGATGGCTCGACATGGCTATTTATATGTACAAGTCGGTGACCAGCTTATTAAGGTAGAAAACCCATATGATTATATCCCAGATAATGTACATCTAAGGAAATATAAAGGAACTTATAAGGTAGTTAAAGAAAAGGAGAATAAGGAATAATGAAGGATTTTAAGGAAATGGAAAGTATTGAACTCAAGGATTTTGGCGTTCGCGTCAATCCGTATCTAACTTATGCACAGGTTCAGGCTATTGCTAATAGCGTCTATACTCTAAAGAGCTGGGCAGAGCGTGAACAAAACATTGATATGCTACTGCTTATTTATGCGACTGACCTAACGGCTGAAGAAGTCAATAACTACAATCATGACCATTGGCTTAAGTGTGGCCTGATTGACTGTGTTAAGGCGAATGTGCTAAATTTCTATGATATTGAGAAGGCTATTAAGTATGAGGAAAGCCCAATGCGCACACTTATGAAGCTGGCTAATGAAATGCCTGAATTTAGCAAGAAGCTCAATGAATACCTAGAGGTGGCAAAGAATGCCAACAGCAAGAAGTGAAGTTGAATTGCGTCGAATGTTGAAAGACCCCTTGCAAAAAGCTGTACAATATGTTGTTCAGAAGATATGGAATGAAAATCGCGAAGTAGTGCGACTCGTTGTCTACGAGGTTTATCAACCAACGAAATATGATAGAACCAAGGGTTTTCTTAATGCGTGGGATTTTACAGGTGAGTATTACAATCCACCAAGTATGAACTCTGTAGCACATGGTGAATTTTACTTTAAGCCCAGTGAAATGCCGCTTGGCAGTACAGACCCAAATTCAGGAGATTATGCGCAACATATTGGTATTGCTGGAAATTATAAAGGCGAAGATGCTCGTGAGTATCTAGCTGATATTATTTATGGTAATATCAAGTGGGGTTCTGGCTTTGGCATTGGAGATTGGCAAAGAAAGCGTGACGCATGGACTGAACTAAATAAGCGCATAGGTAGACGCAAAATGAAACAATGGATGAAAGAAGGCATGGAGGCGGCTGGGCTTACTGTACAGATGCATAATACGCCGCTTCATGTCGAGGAAAGTTAATATGGTTATATGTGGACTTGATGCAAGCACCTCTTGCACTGGATGGTCTATATTTGATAATGGCGAACTCATTGCATATGGCGCAATCAAGCCAAAGGGTGATGATTGGCATGATAGGGTAATGGGGCTTACTATGGAATTATCAAAAATATTTAGACAGTATCAACCCACTATTATTTATGCAGAGGAAGTGCCTCTAAAGAAAGGCGCATCCACTATAGAGAAATTGGGTGCAGTGCAAGGTGTGATTTTAGCATTATGCGCTGGCTTCAAGATAAAGCCATGCTTCTTGATGCCAAGTAAATGGCGTGGCGACCTTAATCTCTTTGACGGCACAAGAGCTGGTTTGCAAAGAGATGTTCTGAAGAAAAAAGCCATAGAGATGGCGAATGAAGAATTTGGCCTCGAATTGGCATGGGTTGCCCCAAGTAGCAAAAAGAATGAGGATGATTGCGCAGAAGGAATCCTCATAGCCTACTCACAAATTAAGAAAAAGGGAGTGTGATGAATGGCTAAAAGTAGTAATTACTCTATCAGTGTTGATGTTGATCTTGATTTAAAAGACATTGACAGTAAATTAAAATCAAAGAAATATAGCCTCCCCATTGATACAACTGGCGCAAAAGAAGCTAAGGATTCAATAGACAGAATTGCGCAAGCTACAGAAAATCTCGACAAAAAGACCAAGAAAGTAAATATAACATATCAGCAATTTAGGCAAATGCTTGACTTAGCTACTAATGCGCTAAGTAATATGTATGAGCAAGTAAGAAATCTTGATTCAGCTACAACAGAGCTGAAGAAGGTATCTGATTTGCAAGGCGCGTCGCTCGATAAATATGTATCTAAACTGAGTAAGATTGGTCAAACAGTTGGCCGCACCGGTAAACCAAATCGGTCTGAGCCGGTATGTTGCGATGGTAAAGCAGCATAGAGAACAGCCCCTAAACCCTTGAAAGCCTCAAGAGCCTTATCACTACAACATGAGGATGAGAAAAGCCTGAGTGTGAAAACAATTCATTATTAACAATGAATTAGTGCGAAAGCAGAAAGACGATAAGGATGATTCCATGGTTGAAAAACCTAAAGAATCAATGATAAATAATGTATCGTAAAAGGGCAGATTGGGCGCGAAGTCCTGATGAGGGATGTGTCAATCGAATATACAGGGCGGCCCTCCAATTATATAGGGCGAAGAAATATTCAGGAAGGGATTGAAAACCCCTTGACAAATTATCTAATATGTGCTATGTTATAGATACTTAAAGGAGGTATCTATTATGTTTGCTACGTTTCTAATCATGCTGATTGCACCGGGCATTGGTATTTTTGTTTTATACTGTGTTATTCGCGGCTTATTTGGCAAGCATGATAAATCCCATAATCACTATTCATACCATTATGTTGATGATGAAGAACAGCGTATCAACGAATGGGGCTTAGATGATGATTGGCGTTGGGGGAAATTGTAATGGAAAACGCATATATGGCAATTATTATCTTTGCACTTATTTTCTTTTGTTGGTTTACATATAAGTGTTGTATGAGCGGTTATACGACAAAGAAAAGAAATCCAGATGATTATATGGAAATCAACAGAAAGCAACGCGAAAAAGATATAGCACAAGTAAAAATCCAAGAAAAGTATGACAATGATTGGGGATATATTAGATAATTTATAACTGTCAGAGATGGTTGAAGCTGCAACCAACTTTAGGAAGTCTGGATTTAACAATGCAGATTCAGCAATATTGGCTCAAGTTGCGGCACAATATCAAAATATTGCAGATACGGCTGTTTCGGCTAGCGATGCTGCTGCGTCTATTACATCGCAGATTCGCGCATTCGGTGAAGATGCGAGTTTCGCTACTACAGTAATTAACGCATACAACGAAGTAGCAAACAATTTTAGTGTTGGAACCAATGATATTTCCAATGCTATGGAAATTGCCTCTAGTGGTATGGCTACCTATGGAAATTCTTTCCAGCAGGTAATCGGTCTGGTCACTAGTGGTACAGAAATCATGCAGGGACGCGCGTCTCAGGTTGCGCGTGGTTTATCTACTATTGCAGCTAGAATTGTAAAGAACCAAGACGCGCTTGCAGAGTATGGTATTCAAGTTGAAAAGACAGATGGTAGCCTAAAGAGCACCTTTGATGTATTATCCGAGTTAAAGCCAAAATGGGATGCGATGACCGATGCGCAACGTGTTGCATTAGGTGATACAATAGCAGGGCAGAATCAATATAAAGTTCTTGCCAGCGTTATGTCCAATTTCCAACACGCCATTGACGCAACTAATACTGCGTTAGAGTCTGCTGGCTCTGCCGCCAAGGAAAATGCGGCTTACATGGAGAGTTTAGAGGCAAAAGAAAATGCTCTCAAAGCTGAATTTGAAGATTTTGCAAATCGCGTCTTATCTAAGGATGTTGTTAAGGGATTCTTAGAAGCTGGCACATCAATGCTTGATTTTGCCAACAATGATGTTGGAGCGGCCATTACTAGAATTGGTTTGTTAACCACTGGCATGACCGGTCTTACCGGTATTGTTGGTCAGACCATTGGTAAAATAGCCGAGGTTGGATTGCAACTTAAAAATCTTGGCGTTAGCGGTGGCTCATTCCTTGGAATGCTTGCAAGCGGTAAGGTAGCGCTGATTGTCGGCGGAGTTGTATTGGCTGTTACAGCCTTGGTAGAAGTAATCAGGGCGCTTAAATCATCTTATGACGCAGCACATCCTTCTTTTGAGCAAGCTAATGAAAATCTTGAAAAGACGCAAGATGAAATAAGTCAAACAACTGATAAATTAAAAGAATATAAGGATCAACTTGCGAAGCTAGATGAAGTTGATGTAGAAGATCGAGGTGCGGCATGGCAAAGTGAGAGGTCTGAACTTGAGTTAAACATTGAGGCAAGCCAATCTTATCTTGATGTTTTAGAGAGAATTAGGGAACTTCAAGGACAACAGGCATATGCGGCAGATAGACCAATCGGATATACTGCGGCCGGTTCTATTGCGAAGAATCAATTTCAAGATGAGACATATTATGGTGCATATCAGGCAACTGGTGATAGGTCTGTACAACTATCTGCAAAACAGGCTAATGTTCTAAATGCGCAATATAGCGACCAATATCAAGCATTGACTGCTATCACACTTGCGCTTGCAGATGCTACAGATGAACAATATAGATACATTGAAGCTGAAGATTTAGCAGAGCTACAGGGTAAATCTCAAGAAGAACAAATTGAGATTATGACCGATATGCTTGGTAAGCTAGGCATTGCTCTTAATACGACGTATGAATCATCTGAACAGGCATTTAGCAACATGGGCGAGCTTGCCAATAAAACTGGCGAATTGTCTCAAGCGCAGAAAGAACAAGCTCAAGCATATATTGATTCATATGGTGAAATTGTTAAGGTTGGCGCGGCTACTAAAGAGCAAGTTACAGCATATGTGGAACTTGCGGCAAAACTGAACGATGTTGACATTGCATCCGGAAATGCTTATGAAAAAATAGCATTACTTGCCAATGTTCTCGGTGTGACCCCTGCTTATGCTCGTGATCTAGCCATTTCTATGGGGCTTATTGATGCTAACACTCGTCCTGCGGCTGGTGCACTCGTTCAATTAGAGAATGGTACATGGGCGGTTGCAGATGGGTTAAATGTTGTAAAGACAGCAAGCGATGGTGTTGGAGAGGCAACGAGCGGTATATCTGTTGCCACTTACGATACCTCAACTGCCGCAGCTCAATTAACCGCATCTCTATTTGACCAAAACGGGCAACTCACTGAAGCGGGGCTACAAGCATTAAGCGTTGATAGCTCTATGCGGTCTCTTGCTACAAGCGAACTTCAAGCACAGCAAGCAGCCGCACAGGCTAACTATGCTAATCTTATTATAGAGATTCAAAAAGTTGGCTCTGCCGCAATGATTACAGCTGGGCAACTATCTCAAATGATGGCTTTGGCCGGTGTTGGCTCCGCACAGGGACTTGTTGGTGGGTTAGCTTCTGGTGCAAATACAGACATTGAGGGTCTAAAATCTGCATTCTTCCGTTCGTTTGGTAAGAGCGCAGATGCGAACGTTGCAGATTTTAATAAATGGGTATCATCTCGTGTTTCTGCTGCTGGACAATCCACCTATGATAAAATCATGGAGGAAACTCAGAAGCGGCTTGATGAGTTAGAGAAGAATTTCCCATCAGGCGGCGGTGGCGGAGGAGGTTCTTCCAGAAAATCAGCAGAAGAAAAAGCCGCAGAAGAAGCCGAAAAGCAAGCTAAGAAGGCCCAAAAAGCCCAAGAAAAGGCGGCTAAGCAATCTCAGCAAGCATATGAATCAGCCGCATCATCTGCTGAACAAGCCGCTCAAGAAGCAGCCCGTGCAGCAGAGCAAGCCGCTGAAGAAGCCAAGCAGAAAATCCTTGATTCTATCCAAGAGCTAAAAGACGCATCTGATGATTTCTGGGATAGCAAAACCGATGCTATTGAGGAAACCAATAAAGAGCTTGACCGTCAAAAGCAACTCGAAGAAAAGCTCAAAGCCCTAGAAGAAGCCAAGCAAAAGAAAATCCTACTCTATAAGAACGGCCAATTCCAATATGATAAGGATTATGGCACGATTGCCAAGGCTCAAGCCGATTACGAGGAAACTCGTGATAAGATTCAGCGCGAACGTGAGCTAGAGCAACTTGAAGAAATGAAAGACAACGCCACTGAGATATTCAACGAAATGAAGGATATTGTTCAGAATGGCGGCAATGTCACGCAAGAGATGATTAATAACTGGCTCAAAAATATGGCCGCATCCGGGGCTGATTATTATGATAGCAATAAAAAGCTACTGAATGAATGGCTGGATTGGGCCAGAAATGCGCTACAGACATATGGTCAAGGCGTGGTTGATGCGGTCAATGGCTATGTTTCTACAAGTAGCTTGATGAGTAGTGGAACTTATGGCAGTAATGCACAAGGTATGGTAGCTACAGACACTAACGGCGCTAGGTATCTTGCAGATAGAAATAGCGATAACCCTCTATATTGGGACAAAGACGGCAATTTTGTTGGCTTTACTAAGGCGTTCTGGATTGATGTATTTGATACACAGATAAAGAAGGGGCAATTTGGTGATTATAAGACAACTGATGCTTGGTTGGGCAATCTACCCGGTACGTCTATTTTCGACGATTGGGAAGAGGTCTTCAAGTATTGGTCTAGCCAAGAACACGCAGATATCTATGCTCTTCAAGATATGGTTGATAGATTCGATGCTGCCAAACAGGTATTCCAATATTATAAGGATATATTTAAGAGTCTTGGATACGATGAGTATGCCAAGATGGCCGAGCAGTATGATAATATAGATTCTAGCAAATATTCTCGTATGGCTTGGCAAATGTCTATGGTGCAACACCCTGACGACCCGTTTGGCTGGCGTAGTTATGAACCGGCTTGGAGGGGTACGCGCAGAGAGGATACAGCCGAACTATGGCAAACAATGAACGATATCTTGGATATGATGTGGGCCAACAATTATCAGGGCAATGCTTATAAGACGGCTCTTGGAGAGGCTGAACGAGCTAGTAAGCGCGATTGGCATATCAATCGAATGGATGAGTCCGACCGGTATGAATATGCTACGTTCGACCTCGACAAGTTAAAAGCGGCTCTCGAAGAAAACGAAGAAGCCATTAAGCAATTAAGCGAAAAATGGTTTGAAGCTGCAACCGACCTTGAACGACAAGCTATAGCCGTTGAGGCCGAATCTCGCCGTAAATTCCGCGACCTTGGTTATGCTCAACTTGGCATTGATACCACGGCGCAATCAGAGGCCGAACGTGCGGCTAATCGTCAACCAAGCGGTAAGACTTTAGATGAGGCAAGACGCGATAAAAAGCTGGCTAACAATGTCGATGCCATCAATAAGACTCTAGAAAAGGTCGATAATGGTCAAGCTATTAGCCAAGGCTACATTACTCAGGCAAAAGATTATATCGCTAAGAAGATAGAGGAAAACTCAGAAAGATGGTTTACTCTATACGATCAGACTGAGAAAGATAAGTTGCATCAACAAACAGAGGAATTGAGAGCATTGCAAGATAAATTGCAGAAAGCTAATGATCTAGCCGAAATCAATAATCTTCTTGTACATGGTGAGGGCTTATTACCTAATGAGAAGGCCGACTTTGAAGACGAAGACTGGAAAGACGATAAGAAATATGACGACTGGGTGCGCGAGGCTGAAGACTTAGATGATACGGCTGAGGATATCAGACGGCAAATGGAGTTAAATGCTAAGCGTTGGTTTGATGCTGATGAGAAGACCAAAGATGAGTTACACAGAGCTAATGAAGAGTTGGCTGAACGGCTGACTAAAGAAACTGGTACTAACCTATCTTATTCAGGCGCAACCGGTAAATGGTCAAAGAATGCCACAGGTACGCGCAATTTCAGAGGCGGCTTATCTCTAGTTGGTGAGCGTGGGCCTGAGATGCGCATTCTTGGTCAAGGAGATAATGTCATTCCGGCTAATCAGACAGCTAATCTTTGGAAATGGAGCAATACAACGCCACAACAGATGTTAACAACTCTATCGGCAAGAAGCGGCAGTAGTAATACAAGCTATGCCTTTGACGTATCACGCATTGAGCTACCTAATGTGACAGACGCTAAGTCATTTGTTCAGGGACTCAAGAATTATGCGCTACAGTATAGCTATAAGCGATAAATTTTAACAAATTAAGGAGGGTGGGTAACTACCCTCCTTACATATCTATATGGAGGAAATATAGATTGGATAATAAGGAAAAATCCCCAGAACAGGAGCTGATTGAATCGATTAGCTTGATGATCGAAAAGGCTATGGGGCAATCAACTACTATGTACACTGGGGTGCTAAAATCAATCAATAGCAAAAAGGCGGTTGTGACAATTAACGGCCAAGACCAGACAGTAGCCGTTATTTCTCCATCCGCATTACTTGGTGCAATCACACGGGTATTTGTTCCAAATGGTAATATGTCCAACGCATTTATTGTTCATTCATAATAAGAGGTGAATCAATATGATTAATACAAAACAAATTCAAGCAATGGCCGAACTACGTAGGGCTTTACAGATATTTGCAACTACTCTATATGCCGACGATGAATCGGCTATGCAGATTGCAAGCATATATCCTGTATGGGCGGCAGATAAACAATATAAAGCAAACGACGTTATTTCATATGGAAAAAATAGCGTTGGTGACCCACAGCTATATCTAGTGCTACAGGCGCACAAGTCACAATCTGACTGGCTACCTGATGCAACTGCAAGCCTATATAAAAAGATGGGTATTAGCGAAAGCGGTTATCCCATTTGGACACAGCCTTTAGGAGCGGTCGATGCTTACAATATTGGTGATATTGTAAGTTACAATGGTAAGCTATATAAATCCATTATCAATGCAAATGTATGGGCACCAGATGTATATCCTGCCGGATGGGAAGAATATACAGAATCAACAGGTGGTGGAGATTCGGGCGAAACAGGTGGTGGTGGCACAACTGACCCAGAAACACCCCCAACCGAAACAATTCCAGAGTTCGTACAGCCAACAGGCGCACATGACGCATATAAGAAGGGCGATAAAGTCAAGTTTGAAGGAAAAATCTATGAGAGCCTAATTGATAATAACGCTTATAGCCCATCTGCATATCCGGCTGGTTGGAAGGAAATAATAGAATAAAATTTAATAAATAAGAGGTGATATAATGGCACTAACAACTCCTATTTTATATACTCAAGTGGCATTTGATGCCTCTAAAGACCAAGCATTTAAATTCAATGTAATTGGTGGCGACCAAGTAACAGGCGCGACTATCACGATCAAGGATAATGCGTCGCTAGTTACGGCTTATACTGGCACAAGCACTAGCTTTGCATATAGCATTACCGTGCCAGCCGGTTCATTGGCAAATGGGCATTACTATCAGGCTAGCATTGTGACGCATAACGCGGCGGGTGAATCATCGCAACCATCTAACACGATTCAATTTTACTGCTATTCAACACCAACTTTCACATTCAGCAATCTGCCATCGACTCATATCATTAACAACGCCTCATATTTATTTGACGTGACGTATAATCAGACCGAAGGCGAAACGCTGAATGCGTATAGATTTGACCTATATGATAATACAGGCATTCTTCTATCTACATCTGGTAGTAAATACGTGTCGAGCGGCGGCTTGCCACTGACTATATCATATACATTTAGCGGCTTTGAGGATAAGACAGTATATGGTATTCAATGCACAGGTACAACTGTAAACGGCACGTTGGTTGATACCGGTCTTGTGACAATCTCTGTACAATATGAGACGGCTCGTGGCTATTCATATCTATACTTGACAAATAACTGCGAAGATGGCAATATCACAATTGAATCTAATGTTGTTGGTATTAACGGCACGTCTTATCCAGACCCACCTACATATGTAGGTAATACGGTCGATTTGACTGCAAGCGGCTCATACGTCAAGTGGGCAGAGGGGTATCAGTTACCAAATGACTACACTATGAAAATATGGGGTAAGTCATTTAAGGCTAATACCGACCAAACAAAAGAGCCAGTTGATATCATATCTCTGGCAAATTCAAGTGGTGGCACAGTATCCATTTCGTATTGGGAAGATACTACAAAAGCATGGTATCAGATGCGCGTACAAGATGCAAACGAATTGTATGCTTATGTTATAAAATCAGCTACAACAACAAAGCCAACTAACACAGATTATCTATTCCTATGGATTAGATGTGTAAGCGGCTTATATGATCTGAAGATTGAGAATTTAGGCGCAGATTGGAATAGTGGGGAGGTGACAGTATGATTGGTCTACTAGGCTATAATTTTTGTTCAGATGGCAATGCGCTTGACCCTATGCCAACAAGCGTAAATAAAATCACAACGACCACGATTCAGAATGGTATATATGACCATTTCTATGCGGGATATGATGTAACTAGTGAATATAGTCATGCTTTGCCTACTGCATGGGATTTCAATACCATCATGGATTGTAATTTTGAGAATAATATCTCTGCTGGTAATATTGATGATTTGTCGAGAGATATATCTGGCATTAAAATCAAGCGGCGCGAGAAGGGTACATTTGACTGGACAACAATCAAGGAAATTGCCGTCACTAGTATTGATGACTTGTCATTTATTTTCACAGATAATCTAGCATCTAACTATACTCAGTACGAATACGCCTATGTACCAATCACGGGTCAGACTGAAGGTAGTTATACAGTGTCTGAGGTCTATTCCAAATTCAAGGGCGTATTTATTTGTGATGTGAATACAATCTATAAATTTTATGCTGATATTGAATATGGCTCGACTGATAGCGTACAGAAAATTGGCACATATGAGCCGTTTGGCAGAAAATACCCTGTTATGGTGAGCAATGGCCTACTTGGTTATGATACAGGTACGGTCAGTGCGTTGATTGTGCCTAAGAATTTCTCTGAGACTCATGAATTTGACCGTCAGGCAATTACCAAAGAGCGCAATACGCTATTTAAGTGGCTGACCAATAAGAAGCCAAAGATGTTAAAAGACTTAACATTTAGGTCGGTTGCATAGTAATATGCAACAAAAACTATGTATTGAATTGCTGGAAACCCCTAAAGCCATTCGAGCTACAACATAGTCATGAAATATGGACAAGTGTGATATGCAACGAAAGTAAAAAGAATTGAATGGATGATGTAAGGTTAAATCCTAACCATCGTTATAATGGGCAATCAGCAGCTAAGACCCGAACAGGGTAAAGTTCAACGACTATCCCGCAAGGGAGTACACTGCAAGCGATTGGCAGTGGAAGTGGTACATTCTTTGATTCAACAAATAACTTGACAATTAAAAAATAAATCTAGAAAGGAGGTTAACATATGTTAATACCGGGACAATATACCAAGATGAGATGGCACGCGAGGAACAAATATTATTATATGGAGCGTGGGTATGAGTTTACTAAGATGGGTGATGAATTTGATGTGAAAGTTGAAGATTTGCCATCTGAGTCTCATGTATATGTAAAGGTGCAGTGTGATTTTTGTGGAGAAATAATTGACGTAAAGTATCAAAATTATACTCATCGAGGACTGAAGTCAGATGGATACGCTTGTACAAAATGCAAGTACAAAAAAATACATAATGTAATGCAAGAGGTATATGGCGTTGACGCGCCGTCACAGATCGATGGATTTTATGAAAAATTTAAAGCAACTTGTCAAGAGAAATATGGAGTAGACCATTATGCCTCAACACAAGAATGCAAAGATAAAATTGCTTCAACTTGCATGAAACGATATGAATCTACAAACTATTCATCATCAGATATTGGCAAAGAGCGTATGACGAATATATTTTCAGAAAAGTTTGGAACTCCATATCCGTTTGGAAACGAAGAAGTAACAAGAAAACTTGTTGAAACACAAGTCGAAAAATACGGCGGTGTTGGTATGGCGTCTCCATTATTAAGAAAGAAAATAGAACAAACATGTTTAGATAAGTACGGAACAACAAATTTAGCTCAAGTTCCAGAAATAAATGAGAAGCGAAGAACGACATTATATAAGAATGGAACAGCACCATCATCCAAACCGCAGGTTTTATTAAATGATAAATTAAAAGAAATATATGGTAATGCCGAGTTAAACTACCCGTGTGGCAATCTCTCTTTGGACTCCATGGTAATTGTTGATGGATGTAAGATAGACGTAGAATACGATTGTTGGTATTGGCATAAAAATAAAAAGAAGCAAGATTATCAACGAGATTGGGTTGTTAGACAAGCGGGATATAAGGTGCTTAGAGTTAAAGGTTATACAAAAATACCATCAGACGAGCAAATAAAAGAAGCGATTGATTATTTAGTCAAGGATAATCATGAGTTTAGTAGAATAATTGTTGAATCAGAGAAAAAGATATAGTCTATACTTATAAGAAATTATAAGATGTCATATAATTTATATGACTGACAAGGAGGTAGCGTTTCTTGTTGAATATTTTAGGGAACAGTTCAGAATGGCTCTGTATCATCACAGGCAATCCTCAGACGGACTATGAATCAAATTATGGCATGGGCATTCAGCGTATGACGGCAGAATGGACACAAACAGGCGACCCCAAAGTAAAGGCTGACCTTTACGCAAATGGGCTAATCCCACGGGAGGATTAACACATGATTAACATTGGCGCAGAGGATTATAACGTCCTCAAACAGCAATATATCAAAAAATATATACGGCTCGAATTGCTAGATTTTCAATACAACATCGTTGATGAGTTGAGTGGCAATATGACCAAGTGTTCAATCAATGTGGACTCCAATAGCGATTTGCGGCGTTCATGCGATTTGGGCTTTGTGGTCACTACTAGCACATTTGATATTAAAGCCGGTAGCAAATTATGGCTAGATAAATTTGTTCGTCCTTATGTCGGATATGAGAATATGCGTACAGGTGAGATTCAATGGTATAATCAAGGAATCTACCTAGTCAATAACCCTCAATGGTCATATAATGCGTCAACCAATGAAATATCTATGCAAGCTCTTGACCTTATGAGCAAGCTAACCGGTTTACGTAATGGCAATCTTGAGGGTATTCCAACTAAAATCGCCAAAGATGAGAATGTACGTGAGGCGATTATCAAGACGATTGAGCTAGGTGGTTTTACCAAATATATCTGCGAAGAATGTAAGACTAATGATGGCACGATTGTGCCTGTACCATACGATATTGAAATCGATGTTGGCGGTACGATATATGATATTTTAACAGGATTGCGCGATATCATGCCTAATTACCAAATCTATTTTGATATTAATGGTGTATTTCATTATGAGCCAATTCCTCTTGCATATGATGATCCAGTTCTGATTGACGATGATTTGTTTAACAACGTGCTAATCTCAGAAAATATCAATACGGACTTTGAGAGCGTCAAGAATTATGTAGAGGTGTTAGGGCATACGTGGGATGTGGACTATTATAGTCCTTCTGAAAGCACAACCGTAAGCGGTGGTACGATTACGCCTACTTTTGCAGATTTGAAGACACTAGAGGACGGGACGTCGGTTGGGATTACATTGCCTACCAATGCAACTTCTGTACAGATTTTACCAGATGGTTATACTCAACTTGAGTATATACAATCAAATGGCGGTGCGCATTATATAGATACTGGATTTAAACCAAATCAGAACACTGGTATTATTGCTAAATTTCAACTATTGTCTTCGACTGGTAACCAAACACCAATATTTTCAAGAACATCAAGAAACGTTGCTTCGTTTGGTGTGTTTCTTGATAGTAATTCTAAGTGGACTGCTGACTATGGTACACTTAGATATACGAATAGTAGTATTAGCGCACAAACTTTAATAAGTTTGAACTTTAATAAAAATGTTGTAAAGTTTAATAACAATTCTTATACATTTGATGCTCAAACATTTCAGGGTTCTTCAAATTTAACAATTTTTGGTATGAACACCGGTGGTACAGTACAACATACCGCAAAAATGAAATTGTATTCGTGCGAGATATATGATAACGGTACTCTTATCCGAAATTTTATTCCTTGTAAGAATTCATCTGGAACGATTGGGTTGTATGATATTGTAAATTCACAATTCTACACTAATGTTGGCACAGGAGGTGTATTTACAGCTGGCCCAGAAGTAGAAAAATCAACTGGCATCACCATAAATTACCTAGGCAACAATAAGGTTGTAGATATTGACAATGTACAACTTCAAGAGCTATCTAAAGATACTGAATGGATATTTCAATTTGTACCGGCCCCAAAATTACCAAGCGGATATACAGAATTAGAATACATTCAGAGTAGTGGAACCCAATATATTGATACTGGATTCAAGCCCAATCAAGATACAAGAGTTGTGACTAAATTTGATATGATACAAACAGACACAACATGGAGAAAATTATGGGGTAGTGCTAGTGGAACATATGATCTTGATTTTGCATTATGGAATGATGGCACAACAAAACTGCAAAGTTATTATGGTACAAAAACAAATAATACAGTACCTATAACTAGCATGTCATTAAATGTTGATGCTAATAAAAATATATGGAAGTATAGCGGCAAAACAATAACTTTTGATAAAAATAATTTCACATGTGCGTATTCGATGTATGTTTTCAATGTGAATAAAGATGATCATCCTGAATATTTACCCGGCATGATGAAGTTATATTTGTTTAAAATATATGACAACGATGTGCTTGTTCGTGACTTCATCCCGTGTAAAAATCCATCTGGCACAGTTGGTTTATATGATTCTGTTAATAATCAATTTTATCAAAACGCTGGTAGTGGTACTTTTATAGCTGGGCCAGAAATTCCGTCAATCGAGGACAAAGGTGGCCCATTCTGGCGTTTCATGGGACATCAGCAAGCTCAAGCAACATCTTATGATGATAACCCGTCCAGTCCATTCTATGTAGGTAATCCAATTGGCTCTAGTTCAGTAGGCCGTATTCGTATTGTGCTATATGGTGGCGAATACGATAATATCTATTCGGATGACCTAGCACAGCAACGAGCAGATTTTGAGATATACCAGCGGTCACGGCTTAATGACAGCATATCAATGGAGACAATACCAATCCCATGGATGGACGCAAACATTGTTATATCACATAGATTTGGTCAAAAACAGGAGCCAAGCAAATATATTGTTAAATCGTTTAGTGTGGATTATGCGACAGGTGGCACTATGACGATTAACGCTATTACTTGGTATCCATATTATGAAGAAAGCGAGGTGGTTTAAGTTGGCTACAAATTTTCCTAACCAGACATTCCCTACTATGCAGGATATCACTGCGGCTGATGCGGCGCTAATTAAACAATATCAAGATTATATGCAAGCTGGTAATATCAATGCGGCACAGTCTGTATTAGCCAACATTGCTAATCACGATTCTAAGATAATCACAGCCGACCTAATCAACTCTATCCTTGATACATGTGTGGCAATTCAGGATTATTATAATGTACGATATAGTCCTGCTTATATTGTATCTGAGACGCAACCTACTAATCAGCAACCGACCGATTTTTGGTTTGAGGTAACAGGGGTGACGGCATGAATTACCAAGATATTCATCTTGAAGATAAGGCACTATGGAATCAGCTACAGACAGCATGGGAACAGGGCGATTACGCTACGGCGCTGAATGTCCTGAAGAACGCCAACTTGACAGACAAGCAATTGAATGCGGCGGCCATTAACGCGCTGGCTACAGAACTGCTTAGATTGCAGAGTCAAGCAGATACGGGCTTTAAACAGGATAAGATTGTTGTCTCAGCTGAACCACCTGCTGATTTAGCTGATGGTAAGGTGTATTTCAGGTTGATTGGGCCGACCACGGGTTATACTGTGCAGAATTCCTATTTCATTGAGATTCTACAAAAAAATGGTACTTCATATGATACCCTGAATCCATATGTATATGCAATTGATGTGCAATTGCCGGTGGATTTTCAGAGTAGTGGCCAGTTTATGTCACTAGACGCAATAATGGCTGATATGGCGGGCTTTTTTTTGTAAGCTAATAAGAGGATTTATCTATGGGCAAAAATATTACATTAAAACAATTAAACGAATCAAGTATATATGATGAGCTATACCCTGCTGGAGCTGTTGATTATACCATGTTAACTGAGACTACATCTGCGGCATATGGTGTAGAGAACGGCACAGTTAAGGACGCATTAACAGGTTTATATCGATATATTCATAGTTTAGATGTTGTAAAAATAAAAGTGGTGGACGCCAGTAATAATCCGTTGCCAAATATTACGGCTAATGGTATTACAGATAGTCCACAAAGCGGTACAGACGGAGTAATTAAGGGTGTGGCAGATAGCAATTTTGTCACATTGGTATCATCATATGTAGATACTATTAAAACAAAAACGGTTGATGTGTCAAAGTATAAAAATACAACTAGAACGCTAATTGTTACTATGGATAGTGTAGCTGATGGGGCGATTGTAAGATATACTAGTTCACAAAATGTTATGTTCTCAAATAGAGTTGCCAACATCGATGTGTGTTGTGTAGGTGGTGGCGGAGCTGGTGGAATTGGAACGTATAACGCTAAAGGTGAAGGGCTTGGTGGTGGTGGCGGTGGTATAACCAATCTTGTTTCTTTTGTGGTTAGTAGCACTACTACTTATCAGATAGTTGTTGGTGCAGGCGGAGCCTATACTGGAATTGTTACAAGCAATAGTGGAGGGAGCAGTTCGTTCGGTAGTTATAGCATTGCTAATGGAGGCGGCGGAACGACTATAAATTCAAGTTCGGGTGGTATGGTTCCCGGTAAAGCCGGGGGTGTAGGATGTGGTGATGGTGGCGGTATATCAGATGCTGGTTCAAATACAACTGTGTCAGAATTTAATGATGGGTTAATTTATTATTCTGGCGGCGGTGGTGCTGCGTCTGGGGTTATTTATCCATCATCATCCAATCCAAAAAATGGCGGTAAACCAAACGGCGCAAATGGCGCATGGTTTAATCGTACAACATATAAAACAGAAGATGCAACTGTTGCCGGAATTGGCGGCGGTGGCGGTGGTGGAATAAATGCGCAATATAATTCATATGGCAGATATGGAGCAGATGGCTCCTCAGGTGGCCCCGGCTTAGTCTCTATTCGCGTTCATCTAAAATCATAAGGTGGATAATTATGTCAAAAAAACATATAACAATTAAAGAATTAAATAACGAAGGAGTATATGACACATTATACCCCAATACATCTGCAACTCAAGTTCCATTAAGTGCCGCAACGTCTCAACTATTTGGACAGACTGGTTTTAATACAGATGCGGCATTATACAAGATTATTGAGAAGCTGCGAACTGATAAAAAAATTACTGTTAGAGTTACAGATTCAAATGGCAATCCTGTTCAAGGCGCAAAAATCAATGGATTACTAAATTCGCCTACTACAAGTGCAAATGGCACTGTAACCGGTGTTTTTGTGTCTGACCCACTTACTATCGTATCACCATATGTTGACGTACAGGATGGTACTGCCAATGGCGCAGATTATGTTGGAACTATAAATATACTAGAGGTAGTGCTACAATCTGTTGCTGAGGGGGCTGAGATACAATATACCAGTTCTACGACTGTGGCGTTTAGTTCAAATGTAGCTTCTGTTGATATTTGTTGTGTAGGAGGCGGTGGAGGTGGTTGTGCCGTAAACTCAGGAGGTGGTTATTCTATGGCGGCCCCCGGTGGAGGCGGAGGCGGAATAGTAAATTCTATTGCGACATCCGTCATCGCTGGAAACAAATATCAAGTTGTAGTTGGTAGTGGCGGAGACCATCCTAATAAGCCATCTACTAGTTATCACGCATTTGCTGCTGGGGGTAGTGGTGGAGCTTCTAAATTTGGAAGTCTTGTTACATCCACCGGTGGTGGCGGAGGCGGTATAAATAAAATAACATCTGGACAGTGGGTTGGTTATCCTGCTGGTGGTGTTGCTGGCTCTGTTGGGTCTGGTACTGGTGGTAATTATGAAGATGTTCGCCATGGCAGTGACACACAAGCTGACCCCCCACCTCCACCATATGGTAATAATGGTAAGGCTAATACAACGCTATCAAAGTTTAATGAAGGTCAAGTATTTTATTCTGGTGGTGGCGGTTCTGGTGCTGCATATGGTGGTTCTCCAAATGGATCAAATGGTGGCAATCTAAATCCTACTACACCCAACTACGGCGGTGGAGGTGGTGGCGCATTACATTTTTGGAACACTTATAACGAATACGGAGAAACTTATATTCAAGAAGCATATTATAAAGGTTCTAAGGGTGGCCCCGGTCTAGTAGTTATCCGCATCCATCTAAAATAAAATGAGGTAAACAAAATATGAATTATTGTATTGTAGACGAAAATGGCATTATTACTAATATCATCATTTGTGAAGATGATGAAACAGCTAAGAGTCTAGGTGCAGTGGCCGGTTATCCAAGCGCGACGATTGGCTCACAATATGACCCATATAATTATTATGCCCTAGACGAGTTAAAGAAAAAGGTAAATGAACAGGAAATTCTAATTAACACCCTAACCGGTGTAACTGAATAAGGAGGAATAATAAATGAGCGCAGAACAGATTATCAATGTTATCGTAGCAGTATTGGCAGGGCTGGCAACTTGTATCCCACTAGTGCTAAAGTTAGTACAGTATGTTAAGAAGGCGACCCAAGAAAAGAATTGGGGCGGCTTGCTTGACCTAGTTATGCAGCTAATGGAACAGGCTGAAAAGAAATTTGCTGATGGCGCGACCCGTAAAGAATGGGTAATGGCTATGGTGCAGACTAGCGCTGAATACGTACAGTATCCAATGGACGTTCAGGCTCTTAGCGAAATGATTGACCAACTGACCAATCTGACTAAGAACGTCAACGTAAAGAAGGAGACTAAGTAATGGGCATTATGACCAATCTTGAACTTGCAAAGAAGCATGAGGAAGTAGCTAAGAAATATAAGACGATTTATGCTTGGGGCTGTTTTGGTATGCCATGTACTCAGCAGATTCTAAATGAGAAAAAAGCGCAATATCCAGATTGGTACACTAGCCGTTGGAATATGTATCAACAGAAAGTTGGCACAGGTACGTTTCTATTCGATTGTGTAAATCTCACCAAAGGAATTCTATGGGGTTGGAACGGCAACAAGAACGCCTATTATGGTGGCGCAAAATATGCCGCAAATGGTGTGCCTGATGTAAGCGCCGATGGCATGATTGCTAAGTGCAAAAACGTGTCTAGCGCAAATTGGGACAAAATGGCTATTGGTGAAGGACTATGGTTACCGGGGCATTGGGGTCTATATATTGGCAATGGTCTAGCGGTAGAATGTACGCCAGCATGGAACAACTGCGTTCAAATTACGGCTGTTGGTAATATTGGCGCAAAAGCCGGTTATCCGACTAGAAAATGGCAGAAGCACGGTAAACTACCATGGGTCGATTATGTTGAATCCGAAGATGATAAGGAACATGCAGCGAATAAAGCCAAGGTAAAGTCCCGATTTGGATTTGACGATAAGACAATCGAGTTCCTAGATGGTTATAAATGGAATAAGGCGCTAATGGAAAAATTAGCGACCAAGCCATGATGCGGCTTAGCTATAAGCGAAGATGGCGTAAATCTGAGATGGCGCGGACATTGGTAATTTACTGTGTTCGCGCCATTACTTTAATTGCAATATGGGCAGCTTGCCTAAAGACATATGCTGTTATACGTTGGGGTGAGACGACTGGATGTGACCTTAGCGACGTATTGATATTTGTGGCTACAGCATTTGGTGGTGAATTGCTCTTACTAGCATTTAAGCGCGTCTTTGCTAAAAAGAATGAAAATCCAGATATAGAATAGAAAGGATAATATATGATAACCCTATATCGCCCAGCAGGATATGATAATCCAAGAGCGCCAGAATTTACAGGGCGCTCAATAGATACCAAACCGACTAATGTAGAAAACGGCGCAAGCTACATTGAGCTAGATACTGGACGTGTGTATCGTTATGACAAAGAAAACAATAGGTGGATTGAAGGAAAGGAACAGCGCCAATGATTACATTAACTAGACCAGCATATTATGACAAACACAGATATGCCCAATATTGTGGATTAGAGAAAGATGACAAATCAACAATATCAGCAAACAATGGCGACGAATATTATGAAATAGATACAGCTAAATTTTATAGATATAATGAAGCAAGCCATGAATGGATAGAGCAACCAAGCGATGCCGCACCTATTGATACTGGCTTACCGCCTATGACCAGTGAGACAGTAGGGCATTTTCTTAGCAATGATGGCTCTGTGACAAAATGGCAACCAATAGCATCTAAGAATTTTGTAATACAGCTGACTAAGCAAAATGATGATGGAACATATGTAGCAGATAAGACGTTTGTACAAATTAAGACTGCATATGACGAGGCACAAAATATTGTCATTCGCTATGATAGCGCTCAGATGTCACTAATGAGTGCACAATTTGCAACGAATGGAGATGCTGTATTTCTATTTGGTCATGTTGAGGTACAAACTGGTGGTCAGCGAATTGTTAGTAGGGCGATTCAATATACACATAGTGGAGCAAGTGATACTTGGACGGATTACGACAAAGAAGCCGATTTGTCTACATATTTGTCACTAGATGGCGGTGCTATGAATGGTGCATTGACATTAGCTGGTGAACCAACCAATGAAAATCATGCGGCGAACAAGAAATATGTAGATAGTCGTAATCTTGAGGTGAGATTTAGACAAGACGCTACTGTTGGAATTACAACATCTACTGAAATTCGTGAAATCACACAGGCGGTCATTGCAAACCGTACTGTAACTGCCACTCTTGATGGTGATACATATATGCTCATGTCGGCATCTGCCGCAGATGCATCATTTGTTAATGTGAATGGGAATAAAGTATCTATATTGAGATATGATATTGATAGTCGTACTTGGGCTAAAGAGCAAACCACGTTATTAGAGTTAAAAGGCGGTACAATGACTGGTAATATCAATATGGGTAGCAACGTCATTACTCATGTTCAAAAAATTTATGTAGACGGTCAAGCCAATCTATATCTCGGCTCAGTTGTTGAAAAAGCTGGGACAAGCGGCGTTCGTTTAACTGGCACTACATCTAATGAAGCCGCATTTGTAAAACCAACAAGCCAAAATGAATATGTTCCTGTTTTAGTTGGGAATCCTACTGCTCCATATCATGCTGTCAATCTTAGGCATCTAACCGAGCCTATTCTAGCAGACGCTCCAGCTTCAGATGGTTGTATATCCAACAAGAAATATGTTGATGACCAAGTAGCTACAAGAGTACCCCTGCAAACAGCTAATCAAGGACAAATCAAGGCGTATGTGCAAAATGGTGATAAACCTGATGTGTGCTTGGTATCAGATGGCGGTATGGCCCTATGTATGGCTCGATATACAGCAAAAGGACACCTCATTGACCAAACTGCGCCTACAGAGAATAATCACTTGACTAATAAGCAGTATGTAGACACAAAGGTGGCTCAGACAGGTGGCAACATATCTGGTGACTTGATGGTTGGCGGCTCATTAACAATCAATGGAACTGGCTCAGTATTGGGCACTCCCACACAGAATGTCGACATTGTAAATAAGGGTTATTTGGATTCATCTATAAGTGATGTTATCAGAAAGTTAAGCGTTACAGTTGGCTCAAACTCTAGTGTAAATGTGCCGCTATCAAATGGCGCATATTTACTTACTGTATCAGATGATATGCATGGTGGTCTAGTATTTGTATCAGTTTATCCTTCAGGCGAAACAATAAATGGTCTAGTTAATTTGAATAATTGGAAATGTGAAAGAATTAGTAGTGGTAGTGGTGTGACATTAACAAATAGCGCCACATCCGATATGACAGTATATATTACCTCTATTGGAGAAGGAACATATAGATGAAAGGAATTAGTTTATAACAACGATTCAGTTGATAATAGAAAGATTTAAGTAGTATAAATGATACAGTGACATGGATTGTTAAAATATTTACTTGACAAAGGATTAAAACCGTGATATAATATTAAAAGAGGTTAAAGGTGGTTGCAAACATCTTTATTTGGGGGATAGTAACCTATTCTTGCTATCTCCACTCTATATTATTAAAAATCTTAGAATAGGAGAGATTTTATGGGTAATTTTATTGATTTAACTGGGAAAACGTTTGGACGGCTGACTGTAATTAAAAGAGTTGAAAATAGAGGTAAAAGATTATACTGGCTATGCGAATGTTCTTGCGGGAATGAAAAAATTGTATGTGGCACAGATTTGCGCGGCGGAGTAACAAAATCATGTGGTTGTCTACAAACAGAAGCAAGATACCTTAAAAGAAAAGGCAATAGATATAATCTTGATGGTGAATATGGCGTTGGTTATGATTGCAATGACAAAGAGTTTTATTTTGACTTAGAAGACTATGATAAAATAAAAGGATATACATGGCACATTAACAATTATGGCTATCCTAGAGCATTAGTAAATGGCGTATCAGTTGGGTTACATTCGTTTCTTATACCACATGAAGGAAAAACTTGGATAGACCATATAGATGGAAATAGAGCTGATTGCAGAAAGAAAAATTTGCGAGTGGCAACATATGCCCAAAACGGAATGAACAAGGCGTATATGAGTACAAACACCTCTGGAATTATTGGGGTTCATTTTGATAAAAGGGTTAACTTTTGGTATGCTCAAATATCAATCAACAATAAGACGGTATATGTGGGGTGTTCAAAAAATAAAGACGAAGCGATTCGATATAGACTCTTAGCCGAAAAGCAATATTATAAAGATTTTGCGCCTCAACGGCATTTATTTGAAAAATACAATATTATCTAATTTTATTCACCGGTAAATACCGGTGAATAAAATTTTTTACTACATGGAGGGATTTTTATGAACAATTTTTGTGGCGGCATAAGACTAGATTCAACCACACTCAAGATTATTAACGGGGTGATTTGTGATGCAAATGCAACAACTGTTGATAGAAGTAAGGCAGTATCTACTTGCGGTCAGCTCTGGGATGGCGCATTATTTACCGTGGTTAAAGTTGGCGGCGCTGGTTATATCACTTTACATGGTTCGGAAGGCGAAGAAATTGGTGCGCCTGTTATGGGTCGTGGTAATTGTGGTGTTGGTCTTGATGGGCGCTTTTTCAAGGTAGTAAAGGGCGCTGTTACTCTACAAGAGGGATTCTTACTTACTGTTGATGTAACGCCAAAGGAAGCTATCATCACTGTGACTGATGTTGATGGCGAGACGATTGACCCAGTGAGTGGCAATGCAAAGCAGTTCCTACTAAGCGGCATTGGCGATACATATACTGTCACAGCTACTAAGACAGGATATACTACTGAGGCTAAACAGGTCAAGAATACAGGCGACCAGACGTTTACTATTGTAATGCAAGCATCTGCTGGCGGCTAATATAAATTTATGGGGAACATGGGATAGATTATTATATCTACCATGTTCCCCATTTTTTTTACTATGTTAATTTATCTTCACAAGCAATAGCATCCATTAAGCCGCATCTGTATCCATTATCCCAACCGTCTGTATATCCTTTGTTATAACCGTTTGCGTATCCTTTGTTATAGTCGTCTTTAGCGGCTGTGTATCCATCCTCATAACCAGCGTCATATCGTTCTTGAGCGGCTTCTTCCTTACCATCTTCAAGACCATTCAAATATGCTTCGTCGCAACTGACAATATTAACATCTAACCCATCGTATTTAGCAATTTCGGCATTATGCCTATTGCATAAATCCTCTAATGTGGCGACCATAATAGAATCGAGCCGTTTACATAGATATAATGTTTCTGCGCCATCTAGCAATTCATAATAATCCCCAATGCGTCTAAATTTCCACATCTAGTCCTCCTCCTTCCTCAAAATCTTGAATTGCGTTATCATATCCTGCGCTGTATCCATTGTCATATGCTTCAAGCACTGTGGTCAATAGCTCAAAGAATAGCTCTACAGTATCATCATTTGTTTCCATTTGACAGATGGCATATGATTTATGTGGATAAGCAGGGTCAACTAGGTGGATACAGGCTTCATCGCCGTCAATGTGTAGAGTAGGGATAATCATACGCCAGTAGAGCCAAATCCTGCTAGGCCGCGCTCTGTTTTATCTAGCTCATCAACTAGCTCAAATTCAGCATGATAATAATGACGTAGAGCCATTTGAGCAACACGATCTCCATTGCTGATGCGAATAGGTTTATCGCTTGTATTAAGTATGATTACCACAATCTCTCCAGTGTAGTCCTCATCTACAATACCACCAACACAAATTAAGCCTTTACTAGCTAAACCTGAGCGCTGTAGCAGTTGTAGCATATACCCCTGTTCGGGCTGGAATGCCCATCCCGTAGGAATCTTTACGGTTTCATGTGGACTGACATATACCTGCTCAAAATGGTCTGTATTGACTTCCATATGCTTAAAATCCGCATCCGGATTTAACTCAATACATTTATCTACACGCAAATCACAATAAATATCCGCACAAGCCGCCTTTTCACTACCATAAGTGGGTAGCTTGGCTGTATCTGATAGTCGCTTTGCTTTAATCTTCAATCAATTAAGTCCTCCTCATACATAGTATCAATACCATATTCAAGAGCGCAATCATGTTCAATCTGACATCCTCTAGCTGTCTGCCAACCATTACAAAAGAATACAATATCAGCTTCGCTCATTAGCTTAATTGATTCACCTAGATACCATAGGGGTTTAGTGCCATGCGGCGCGTCTTTAAAGAATGAATAAATAATGTCAATATATTCGTTTTCTCTGGCAAACTGTGTTGCTAGTTTATCAATGATATCATTGCGCTTATCTTCAATTTCTTCATTTGTCTTGCCGTTCATTGGCTGAGAGATAAAAATTTTACTCATTTGGTTCATATCCTCTCTGTGTTAATTCTAGGAATCGCGGAAGGGTTTCAATCCAATCGCAGAATATTTGCCAGTCAGGTAGTGGATGAGGACGGCGCTGTTGCAAGATTGTCTTAAGTTGTAGATAGCTAGTGGTCATAGCGGCTGTTAGCTCGAAACCACTAGGAATGTTATATAGCATCTCAAGCCGCGCTTCTTTTAGCGTATCATCTGTGACGGCAATACCCTCTTTTCGCACTTTAACTAGGCGGTTATATTCGTCAATTTTTTCTTGTAGAACATCAATTACTCTTGGGTCGACATAGCGATTGCAACAATCCTTGGGCTTCATGGCCTGTAACTTATGCATTGTAGAGCAAGAAGATACGAAGTCAAGCCAATGGTAACGTTGAGCTTCAGGCCATGCCTTCTCACTAAGTGTCAAATCAAACTGAACAATAATGCCCTTGAGAAAACTATCATGACCTGTACCAGTAGGGCAAGTAGAGCAAGCCTTAATACCATTAGTAAGCTCGGCGGTCAAGCCGTCAAGCTCAACCGCCTTTGGATACTTAGCCGCTCTAATCGCCTCATCTAGTCCATATACACGAACATTAGATACATTAGGCAATTAGTAGTCCTCCTCATCATCATCATATTGAGCTAGAACATCTTCTGTAATATCATGACATTCAATATCTACTAGGTATAGCTTGTCGCCATCATAGCAATCAGGGGAATATGTCACCATATCAACCTCTACACAGGTGTTATCATCGACCCATACGCGCTCACCAATACGTGGGATAATCATACGCGCGGCATGGGTATATGACCATACACGCCCTTCACAGTCCTCATTGCCATCAATAAAATATCTTAGTAGAAATTCCATTCGTTCAATCCTCCCAATTATATGGCTTGCAGAAATAGCTAATTTCATTTGGCGCAACATATTTCTGTAGCACTACATACATTTCTTGCTCATCTTCTTCAGCATTGATCGGCAGATATACCAAATCACCATTATTTGGTTCGCCCATTAAATCCAGTTCATCACATGAGCAAATCCAGTCCTCATTGCCTAGTCTGCCTAGATAGAAATTGATACGATTTTCTGTCATTTTAGTTTACTCCTTCTCTAGTTTGTTCTACTTCATTCATTAACTGTTTAATCATATCATCGAGATCGGACTTATTTGCACCTAGCTCAAGAGATAGCAAGATTTCATCTTTTTTCTGTTGCTTTAATTTATTTCTTTCTCGTATGTCTGCATCAGCTTGACGATATAACGCCGTATCGTAACTTGAAAATTCTGCATGGTGAATACCGTGCTTTGTATGAAAATTAAAATCATCTGGAATATTATATTTAGTTTTGATTTCTGATAGAATAGAATCTGCATATTCCTCAACCATCTTATTAAATTCTGTCAAGGCATCATTCGCTTTGCTACGTTGTTCGTTTAGTAATTTTTCGCTTTCTGGCTTAGGATAACAAGCGTCAACTGTTTTTTCTACGTATTCACAAATTAGCTTAGTTACTTTCATTTAGTCCTCCTTGTTAAATCTTTCATGCTTTACACGCATTTCGACTTCTTGCTGTTTGCCCTTATTAAATGCTGTCTTATAGTCATTAGTAAGATATCCAGTGACACGACGCAGACGCTTAATATCCCTACTGTTGCACATTGGGCAAACGTCACCCATCTGGTCACAATAGCCGCAATTCATGCACTGGTCATTTGGCACATTGATAGCAAAGTAAGGAATATCCTTATCCATGGCATAATTGACAATGCCCTCTAGTGCATCAATGTTATATTTTGCCGCAGCATCTAGCTCAACATATGTGATACAACCGGCGTTGCTATATCCTGTCAGTTGAGATTCAATATCAATCTTCTCAAATGGATTAACATTAATCCAAACAGGAACGTGCATCGAATTGGTAAAAAACTCCTTGTCAGAGACATTAGGAATCACGCCATACTTTGCCTTAAATTTCTGCATTGATGTATAGCATAGATTCTCAGCAGGAGTCATATATACACCAAAATTGAGGTGGTACTGCTCCTTGAACTCGGCACATCTTGCCTTGAATAGTTGCTCAATGCGCTTGGCTAATTCCATGCCCTCTGGTTTAGTATGGTCACAACCAATTAGAATCTGTAGCGTCTCAGCAAGTCCAATCTGTCCAATAACAATCGTACCATGCTTTAGAGCCGAACGGATGCCTTCTTCTGGTACATATCCATACATGACATTATTCTCATACATGAATTTAGCCGCTTCTGGGGATTGACTACAAATCCATTCAAATCGCTCTAGTAGCATATCCTTGGCTTCATGGATTTTCTGGTCAAGTAGCTTCATGAAATGATTGATAAATTCTTCTTTGGAGTGGTACTCGCCATCGCACAAATCTTCTTGTGCTTCCATAGCCAAAGTGGGCATAATGATAGTTACAGGACAAATATTGCCACGACCGTCTTTCATCTGTCCAAATCCGTTAATATCCATACCATTAGCAGTGCGACAACCCATTGTGCTAAAATATGTGCGCGGGTCATTGACATCATATCCTGCATTATTTGACCAGTCTACGTTGGCATAATTAGGATATAGACGTAGAGACGTGGATTTAAGAGCAAGTCTGAATAGGTCATAGTTTGGTTCGCCCGGATGACGATTTACGCCATTCATACACTGGAAGATGCCACACGGGAAGATACTGGTACGATGTAGCTTTCCAATACCATTGATTGATACGTCAAGCAGTGCCTTGGTAACAAGCCGTCCTTCAGGCAATGTGCAAGTACCGTAGTTGATACTAGTGAAAGGTAGTTGATTCCCTGACCGAGATTGTAGCGTATTTAGGTTATGATACATGCCTTCAACAGCTTGATAGCATTCCTTAGTAGTCATATCCATCGCATACTGATATGCTCTTGAATCTCTTGACTTATAAAATTCAGACTCGATTGGCTCTTCATTTCCTAATGGAGCATGATAGGTAATTTCTTCACCAACACAATATTTCATGCCATCATACCAGTGTTTAGAAAAGCTCTTTCTCACATAAGGAACCATTGTCCAATCAAGATGTGTAGCGCTTACCCCACCAAACTGCTGTAGGGACTGAAGCTGAAAAATAACTGCTACAAGCTGGAATGCAGTGTTAATGCTCTGAGCAGGACGCACATCTGTCTGGCGTGTATTAAACCCATTTGCAAGCAAATCATCAAATGGAATAGACAGACAGTTGTGATTGCCTACAGCATAGTTGTCTAGGTCATGAATATAGATTTCATTATTTTCATGGTTTGCTCGTGCCATTGGTGAGATAAGATATTCAAGAGCAAACTGCTTCGTGACAATTCTAGTGGCTTCACCAATGCGCCCACCAAAGCTATGTTCATCTACATTGGCGTTCTGATTCTCAATGTTTTTACCAGACAGCTTTTCGCCAACAGCATCCATAAGAGCGGCATACTGACTTCGAGCCATTTCATGTAGATGCTTATATTCTACATAAGCTGTAGCCACCTCTTTATACTTGCTTGCCATGAGCTTTTTAATAACAATATTCTGAATATCCTCAACAGACATATCGCTATTCTTTTCAGCAACATCATCTGCAATACGCTGTGCAAATGAGGTCATTTCGTCTGTTAAATTATTAGAATATACGCTATTAAATGCTCGGATAACAGCATTTGCGATTTTACTGCTATCAAATTCTACCTTTCTACCATCACGCTTAATTACAAACAATAAATCGTCCTCCTTTTAATTCTCCTTAACATGGATAACAATATTTGGCTTATTGGTATCCATATCAATTACTGTGCCAATGTGGTCAACATCATATAGCTGGTTTCCAATGTGGATGCGCACTCTACTTTCAATGTTACAATGATTCATAAGTGACAGTTCAACCATCGAATCAATAGCATCCATTACAAACATTACATTACCTCCTTGTCATATATATTATCACGATTCTGTTGATTTGTCAAGCAATTTCTTTAATCTCTTTAAACATTCTGGACAAAGCCAAAATTTAGCTTTACTATCATACGCGATTGCAGAGTTAAACTCATATGCACCGCATACTGAGCATATTCTTGCTGGCGCACCACAAATCTCGCTTACTGGAACAGACGATTTGAAAGTACATTCTTTTAGTTCATGGTGGTTCATTTTTCATCCTCCTTCTCCATCAATTTATTCACAGCATCAACAAGTTCGTTGATTTTATTCAAAATATCGTCGCTTACTGTTCGCACAAGATGATTGTCCGATTTGATTGCATTGGCAAAAATATGCCTGTTGCAATCACTGATTGGCTCAATCTTCTTCTTTTCTTTCTTAGTGAAATCATATGCACCAATACGAACAAAATATCTATCTTCTTGTGGCAAATAATAGCCACAGCTATTATTGTTCTTATCGACAATTACAATATAGTTATTATCTTTAATGTCAGAAATCCAACCAACAAAGCCACCTACTGTCTCAACATAATCTCCTACATGAAATTCATAATTCATTTAGTCATCGTCCTCCTTTTCACATCTTTCACCAAGACCACCTAAAATCATAGCATAAATTTCTAAGAATTTATTGGTAATACCAGTGGTAATATTAGCCATATTAGCCATTGTTCCATCATCTTTTGACCAATCCCAACCATGCCATGCACATTCACTCTGCCAGTAATCAAGATAGAAAATCTTGTCATCATATAGCTTTTCGATGATTGGCTTTAGATCAAGTAGATTATCTCGCACACCTGTCATAGTAACAGGCTTATAACCATTATCGTCAATCAGCTTGTTAATTTTGTCAGCAGAATAAGCAAATGGGTTCATTTAATTAACATCTCCTTTAATTCAGTTAATCTATTTTTCTCCTCTTGCACCTTTAATCCCTCTTGAATAGCCGCCTCATCTCCAATCAATATTAGTCGCTCTTGTGCGCGTGATACCGCTGTATAGCACAAATTACGGCTTAGCATCTTCACATGGCTTCTATCAATCACCACAATTACAGCCTTTGCTTGGCTACCTTGGCAGCTATGAATAGAAATTGCATATGCCAGCAACGTGTTTTTGATATGCGCCTTGTCAACGATGCAATCGCCGCAATCATATCGCACAATCATATATGGCTCTTTTTCATCAGGCACAATTTCCATCACTGTGCCAATATCACCATTTGCTACAAAAGCCGTATTATCATCAACAAGCGGCATAGCATAGTCATTCTTTTTATTGATTACCTTATCGCCCACCTTGAAATAGATAGGCGTATCATTGACAGTATGCCCAACCTTGCTTAATTCATTTGAATTGAATTTGGCTTGAATCGCCGCATTGATAGCCAATGAGCCAACATCGCCCTTATTGAATGGTGATAGAATCAGCACATTATCCTTACTATATCCATCTGCTAATAGCCGCGCATACTCTTGTTCAATTTGCTTGATTACTAATGTATCAGTTTCAACGAACTTATAATCTGTGAAAGTATCTGTAAGATGGTCATTTACTCCATTTCGTACATCAGTAGCTATGGTAATAATGCCAGATGTGTTATATCTGAACACCTTAGTCAAGTTACATACAGGAACGATGCCGCTATCAAGCATATCTTCAACAATGTTGCCACAAGCAATAGATGCAAGCTGAGATGGGTCGGCTATGAAGATAATCTTTGTGCGATCAGTTACTTGGTCAAATAACATTGATAGCAAATGGACGCTAACCATGCCCATCTCATCAATTAGCACATAATCGCCTAGATTATCGCCACAAGTCAAGAACATATGAATCGTGCTTGCTTCACGACCCGTTGCTTCTCTTAGTCTCTTTGCCGCAATTCCAGTTGGGGATAAGAGGGTATAAGTATAATTATTGGCTTCTAGCATCTCAATGATTGCCTTGGTTGTAGCCGATTTGCCCGACCCGGCGCTCCCCGTTAACATCATTACATCCTGCTTACAAGCCATCTCAAGAATCTGCGCTTGTTCATCAGTCAGCTCTAAGCCGTCTACATTTGTAAACTTCTGCCAATCCATAGGATAATAATGTGGATTGGCTATTTTTTTCTTGATAACATCAGCAATATGCTGTTCAGCACTATATGTGGCTTGTAGAGACGTATTTTGGCTAGACGCGTCATAGTGTACTTGTGCCGCTTTCGTCACAACATCGAGGAGATGATGGACGCATTGAGGGGCTTTGCGCTTGACCATATCAAACAGCATTTTGGCTTGCATCCTTGTATTGCCGTCTAGCTCATTATGCTTTAGGGCAGATATAGTAGCCGCCTCACATCGTTCATAGCTATCTAGCCATTGACACGTCTTTTTGGTTATGGCTCTATCAGCCCTATCAAATGACCACTCAAGCAAGTTAATCATAACAGCATATGGATTGGCGTTTATATCCTTGCTAAACCCATATACATTTTTATATGTCGCGGCGATTTTGTTTATGTCCTCATCATGCTCAATGCCCCAAGCATATGTTTCGCCCATAAATTCAACACGCTTATTGATTGTCTTGATTTTATCAATATATCGGGGCAATAGCACTTTGCCTACGCCACGAATTTTTTTATAGTCCAGCTTGTCGGCTTCACCATTTAGCACCATACTGACAAAATGAGAATATGCGGCATGACATGATTCAGCTTGCCCATTGGTCATTAAGCTGCGTAATGTCTGCAATTCTGCTTTTTCTGTCAGGTTGAATTTTCCATCTTTAGCTACAAATCCAGCAAAGCCAATGAATTTATAGCTATATTTGTATTTATCATCCACACATGGCTCTATGATACAATCAATAGATTGCCCCATTTTCAGATCGGCAATACCAGTTCCTTTTAGGCTGATTGTACCATATTTAGGATGGGTTTCTATTGTTTCGTCCTTAGTGCTGCATGATATAATCGAGAAATTGGATTCAGGATTATTGAATATCATGCGCATTGGGGTTAATTTTACTGTTTGCATCAATCCTGTTCCTCAACGAGCAGTTGTTCCCATCTATCAATAATAATCTCTATCAGCTTAGTTGCACCAAATGCTGGTTCCCAGCCCTCATTATACATTGCTTCAAACCCAGTGCAATCGACAAATGTAATCCAACGATATTTGCTTGTTGCCACCTTAAATTCACTACTACCTGTTACGCTTACATTTGCTTTTAGCAAGCTATTACAGATATAACATACAGCATCAAGCCATGCCTCATAGGTCAATACGTCTTGCATTTATGATTCCCTCCAAGCGTCATAGATTTCAATGGCCGGTTCATAGCCTTCAGTGCTGATAATAAGCTCCTGATGAAGGTCGAGACTCAAATTGACAAGTTGCTTCAAAGAATTGATATGAATATACGTTCTGATATTTCTGCACTTATCTTGCTTTTCATCCAATTCATATTCATTGAGCACGGGATAATTCTTTCTAAGATCATTAAGCGTGGGATAAGATTCAGTTTGATGAATCCAGATTTTCATAATTAAAACAACCTCCTGTTCTTTGATAAATCAAGTATATCATAGAATTAGGAGGTTGTCAATACCCTATTTTAATTATTTTTTATTTCCAATTCGTGCCAATTTTCCCGTCTGGATGAATGATAATATTTGAATATCCGTCTCCATATTCGTTGTGTCGTTGTTGCCACATATCACCTAATGTAACCCTTGCGTGTTTTCCATTATAGTCAAATGTTGCATATACAAAGAAATCACCAATGCGGAACGTATGTATGTCAATATCGTCATCGTTTTGTAAGTCGTTCCAAATCTCTATTGGATAATCTTTCTTTTCCAAGCCACTTAGGAAACGGAATGAGAAATTATTTGCATCCATTTTCATATATTCTTTGATACTTGTAATTGTTGGGTTGTCCATTATAGTCTGCACTGTGCATCCGGGGAATTTTGATGGGTTGCTTGACACATAATCATTTCGAGATAGGTTGATATGCGCCAGTCCGTTCAAATCAGCATTAAATCCAGCGGTGTTAATCGAACAAAATGTATTATTGCTATTTTCGGCATATATTTTTACTACATTTTCAATGTGTTCTGGGTAAAGACCGGGTTCGCCACCAGTTATTGTCAATCTTGCATTGGGATGTTCTGCTAATACTTGTTTTAGCGCTTCGATTTGCGCATTAAAATCATTGTTCCCAGACATTGGATTTTGTCGCTCTAAACAAAACGGGCAATGGAACGGACATTCTTGCGTTACAATCATTTGGACGTTGATTCGATAATATAGCGGGATTCCCAGTAATGTACGCGCAGTTCTAGTTGCAATCCGATATTGTAAATCATCGTTCATTTCAGTTCTGATGTCATCATAAGAAAATATGCGCGGAATATAGCTTAATTTTCTACTCATATACAATCACCACTTTCATAATTTAGTATTTTCCTCTTGATTGTATTATATCACATATTGTTCTGTCTGTCAATCATTTTCTTTAATTCTGCAAACAGCTCTTTACCACAAATAGGGCAAGTAGAATTTATGTCAACTATATATTTTTCATCTACCATTAAGCCGCAATTTGGGCATTTGACAGGAGCATATTTTAGGGGATGCTCAGTCCGTTTGCGACGATTTCTTTCTGCTCTGCTCAATTTCTTCCTTCTCCTTATATTTTACTCTATATTCATCTCGTTTGGCTTCATCGCCATCATTCCACCATTTGACATTAATATAGTCTAACACTTTAGCCATGCCAAGTCCTTTATCAGGAATCCACATACCAGAATCATCATATTTGCCACCACGCATACAGTAGTCGTAGAGTTGAGGGTGGGTATGAGCTAATGTTTGAAATTTGTTAGGCTCTTTTTCAAGGTGACAACCGAACCCACAAAAGATACAACCTGTACGCTTTTGTTTGGTTGTAGTATATACACCATCCTTTTCTACAATATCACCATAGATTTCTTTGACATAGGGGATATTATATTTGACGATATAATGTAATATATCTGATTTAGTCCAAAACGATAATGGATTGCTGGTTGGTCTATCCTTGTCAAATGCGTTACAACCAAACTTGAGCCAATTCGATTCACGTTGAGCGCTCTCGTCTGTCATAGTGCCGATAAATGGATGTAAACCAGTTTCATGCTCAAATCGTTTTGATGGATTTTTCTTCATTATATCGCAACATTTATCACTTACTGGAATATAACAAGATGGCTCGATAAACTTGAGCCATTTTTTAGAGATTTTCCCACGGTTATATTTGTTCCCATTAAGCCGAATTTGCTTTAACCGTTCGCTTTTAGCTGTTCTATATTCTTGAATAAATGCAGCTTGCTCTTTACTGATAATGGGATAACCATATTTTTCAATGACCTTAGCAAATGATACATGATGCCATATCTTCATTTTTCTATCGTAGAGCGCTGGCTTTAATACAATAACATTTGGCTTATCCATGATGAAATCGCGTAATTCAGGATATTCAAGCCCTGTATCGCAATAGACATCTGGAACATCTGGATATAATGAATGAACAAGATGACTAAGGACGGTAGAATCAACACCACCTGAGTTTGAAATATATACATCTCCGTTCCAATGCTCATACCATTCTTTGATTCGTTGTTTAGACGCAATAATCTTTGCCTCTAGCGGCAATGCTTGCTTTTGTCGCAAATCGCCAATGGTCATTTTACTCATTTAGACTCATCCCCTCCAACCCCAGCCATCCAAACTATTTGCCATACAAGCAATAGCAGCTACTACGAATAGCGCCCATCTGTTGCTATAACCACGCAGAATCAGTGTGTATAGCACAACAGATGTAACCATACTAATCGCTTTAGTCCATTTTCTCAGATTACTCAATTAAAATATTCGCTCCAATCAATTTCATTTTCTTTCTTATCAATAATCTCATATCGCTCAATAATAGCTTGAGGTTTAATCTGTCCATTATATTCATTTAATCCAAGTGATACTACCACCTCTATGGATTTACCTTGAGATGATTCAAATTGGCTTGCTTCTTCATTACTAACAAAGAATTTGATGAACTCAATGCCGTCCTGAATCAGTTTAACAGTAGTTGAGCGATTACGATAAATATAGATTTGAGGGGATGACAGGACTAGATGGAATAACGGCTTGTTTACATCCTTGCCCCATAGAATATTATTTTCCACACACACATTTGCAAGATTGTGTGTGATATTATTAGGCTCGATTTGAGCCGCTACCTCAATATCTGGCTCTACATCCAAATCAAGCCCATCTAAAAATCGTGCAAATCGCTTGAGGTTTGATTTCTTGACGGTGATACCGGCTGCGGCATCATGCCCTTGGCATTTAGCCAATCCTGATTCATTGATAATCTCAAGCAAATCAATAGGACTACGCATCGAGCCAGACCATGTTGTGCTGTTTAGCTCTCTCAGCAGGAATGTGGGCTTATTATATTTACCACAGAATTTATTGGCTACAAGCCCTAAATAGGATTTATTCTCAGGTTCACCAAAACCGATAATGACCTTATGAGACGTGTCAAGCCCATCTGACAACTTATCTACGACCTTCTTGACCTGATAATCCTGCTTGGACTTTACAGCTTTCATAGCCTTCACAGCGGCTTCTGGCTCAATCTTGCCAATTAGAGCATCAAAGAATAAGCGCTTAGTGGACTGGTCATCACTACGAGCCAGCGCATTAGCAAGTGGTGCAATGCCAAATGCTACACCTTCTGGATTAACGCCGCGATTGCAACAATGCTCTAAGCAGTATTTGATAAATGGATTAGTTGGATTGGTCAAGCCATCATATACATATTTACGATTCTCAGGTGAATGTAAGCTGCAAATATCAGATATCAAGCTAACAGCTACTAGGTCTTTGAAGGATTGATTTGAGCCAAGCGCACAAGCAAATTTTTCTACAACGCCTGTGCCGCTAATGTCTGTATTGATATTTGGCGCATTATCAGCTCGATATGGATTGATTACAACAGCGTGTTTATTCTCTTGTTCGATGATGTGATGGTCAAGAACTAAACAGGTGCATTTATACTGTTCAAGCTCTAAACAAGCGTCGTTCTCGTTAGAGCTTGAATCGGGCAAGATGAGAAAATCAATGTGAGCATCAATAATATCTTGCATTAAGTCCTGAATCCCGTGTTGTTTTCCAGAATGGAATAGTACAATCGGCTCTTTCTTTTCAAATTCCTTACATAGCAAATATGCGATTGCCGCTGATAAGTTGCCATCCCCATCAGAATCGGTAACAATACCAATCTGAATATTATCATTAGCATACTTGAACATATCAACAGCTACATCCATATTCTTATACATCTCAGGCGATTGATATTCAATACTCTCAGGATTTAGATATGCGTCAACATCGGCTATGCTACAAGCAGATAAATATTCCCTTAAAAATGTGGCTTCATTAATGGAGCCAAGTAGTGAATGAATCTTAATCTAAATCACCATCCTTTTCTGGCAGATTAAAATAAGCCCACCAATCGTTAGAAAAATATATTGGCCCAATGCCGCCATATTTGCTTTGCCAAGATAGTCTTTCTTCTATTTCATCCGTACCTGTACGCGAATCATGAACCGTGACATCAACCTTTACATATCTGCTTTGCGCAATATAATCTTGCCCACTGCGCGGTTTATATGTAAGTACCCATTCACCTATTGGAGGTAAATCAGATTCATTTACGACTCTATGCCATTCAATCATTCTTTCTCTCCTCCAATCTTAAATGGCCTGCCTTTCTTAGCTCTAAGATAACCAGAGCGATATGCTAGAGCAATGGCTTTAATTACCTCGTTCTCTCGATAACATCTTACTTTCTCCATACCATCAAATCCCATAATAACGGGCAAATTGAATTTGATACAACCATTAAATACAGAATTATCCAGTTTTGGTTTGAGCATGGTATAGATTTCATCATCTGAAACATCTGGAAGTTCTTGATATAACGCCAAGCTAACAAGACTAACGACAAAACCACTATCATAATTTGGTGGAATTTTAACAAAAGCGCTATTATGTCCGATTGATGCAATACACCCAAAATATACATTTGGCGTATCAACAGGTGCTACTTTATCTCCTACTTTGAATTTACTCATAATAAAATCAACCTCCTTATTGTTGATATAGCAATTATATCATAAAGAGGTTGATTTGTCAAGTATTAAATTTATCTGAATGTCGTGCCATCCCAAGGATTATATTCATAACCGCAATGAGGGCAATAATTAGCTTCAACTAATTCATAATGCCAACCACATCTAGCACATGCCCCATACCATGAACCATCTGTATTGCGTTGGTGCTTCCATTTTAGCTTTGACTCATATAACGGCTTATATGCACTGCATAATTCTCTTCCTTTATCACTACATGCGAATGGTTCTTTTACAGCCCAACATTCATTGACTGTTATATCTCGCATTTCACCACTTGCCCATCGTCTATATATAACCTCATGTGCATACTTACATGGTGTTCTCATACTCTCACCCTACTTTCCCACAATTTCATTGCTTGTTCATATGGTATATCCATCATATTGAATTTATACATATCATAGCCTTGATTGTTATATACTATAGAATAGTTGAAAAAGGGCTTTAATTTAGCTGCCAACTTCTTCATCTTGACAACAAAGAACTTAAATTCATCATCACCGACTTGCTTATAATCGTTATCCATACACAATACGACATCATTCACGCCTAACTCTAATAATAGCTGTATATGCTGTCTACTGATGTTAGAGCCAAAGACGGCTAGAGCATTATCTATACCATATTGGGGTGACTTGAGTACGCTTTTTTCTGATTCAAATAGCACTACTTGACGCGACTTTTCAATAGCGGCTTTATTTTGGTCATAGCCATACATGACTTGTGATGTTGCCAGCTTTAGCACTGTCCCATCTAGCGTACATATTGGTCTATACTTGCCCTTGGCCACATCCTGTTCTCTTGTATATCGCCCCCTTACGCCTACTAGCTGTCCATTAAATAGGACAGGTATGGAAATACACGCTTGCCGTGCATACCAACCTATACCAAATTCATCAAGTATATCCGCTGAAATACCATAATCCAGCCATTCTTGCGGATATAAATGGTCAAATAGGGATAATATGGACTTATCATATGTCAAGAGCTTATCTGGCTCTGGCTCGGCATTAGGTAGAAATCGGCGCAATTCAGCCCAATTATCAAGTTGCTCATTCTGCTCTATTTGTCCTACTTGTAGATGCAGGACTGAGCAGATATATGACACAGCTTGATTGAAGTCAAGATGCTTGACGTGCTGAACTAGAGATATGGCATCGCCTGAAAAGCTGCAACTCCAACAATGGAATGAACCAGATTCTATATAATACCACAATTTGGGCTTATGTTTATCCCAATCAGCACCCCAATGACAAATTGAGCCAAATATCAAATTGTTGCTATCAGCCTTCATCAATGGCGCACCTAGAGCATTCATTAACTCTATAATGCGGTCATCGGTTAGCTGAGATTTGAGAGATGTGATGTCAATCATAAGACAAAAATCAATATCGCGCCGGACATCAAAGTAAACGCCAATAAGCCACAACCAATGCCACATATGAGCAAATCGCTATATTTGTGAGTTCGCTTATATTCATTTCCTCCAAAAAGAATAGCTAAAAACGATACGCATAACGCCATTCCATAAATCACCCATGTCATTTAGCATACACCAACCTTGTCTTAGTTAATTGATAGGGGTTATCAAATTTTGTGGTTACAAAACAATCCTTTGTTCGACCTGTATTTAAATCAAGATTAAAATAAACCTTAATACCTTGCTCAACCTGCGAAAAGCGCATTTTATAGAGGTGTAGCACGCGATTTGGCTTTACCTTATCAGGATATTTTTCCATCATCATATCAGCTATTTCTTGCTCTTTACGGCGCAACGGCATAATTACGCCAGCTACATCGGCCTTGTTCTGAATCGCTCTTGAGCCAGCTGCAACGCCGCTATCCATAATTTCCTGTGTCGTAGCATTAGCATTGACCTGAGTAAATGTCAAGACGGCTATATTATATTCAACAGCTAAATCCTTGAGCTTACTTGCTATACCAGATAGCACCTGATCTGAGCGAGTAGATACGCCATTCTTTTTAGCTAAATCGCTTGATACAGATGAGGATTCAACGATATAATCATAACAGAGATAGCCTACTTGCTTATTGACCACATAATCTTTTACATATGATTCAATTAAATCAACAGTATAATTAGGCATAGTGACGATATATAGTTTGGATTCATGCAGGATTTTAATAGCCTCATCTACACGTTCTTCTTCGCCTTCTTCATACCGCCCATTCAAGATACTAAAGCATGGTACGCCGCTAATTGTAGCCACAATCTTAGGCGTGATTTCAGTATCACCAGCCATCTCAAATTGGAGATATAAGCCAGCCTTATGCTGATAACATGGATTATCTATATATTGCTCCTTATCTACATCATAGATTCTAGGACAACATACTTGCACAAGATTAGCCAAGCCAATAGTTGATTTGCCTACACCCGAACCAACTGAATAGATGGATAGTTGCCCCGGAATCCAGCCTCTAGCCGCTGTGTTTAGATATTCACTAAAGGTCGTTGCGCCAAATAGCGGCTCTGCCTTGAAGCCCTCCTTAACTGCCTCAAATCCATCACCAGCTTTTAGCTCATCTATATCCTTGTCTTTATAGAATTGCTTCTTTATAGCTATCTGCTGTGCGTCAAAATATTGTACTATATCCTCTATAGTTGCTTTATCATCTTGCTCAAATTTGTCTACATTGTAGCCAGCATTTTTATATGAACGGAGTAAGGTGGCGCGGCGCGTGTTGTTGTAATAGACCTCAAAATTTCCTACAGTAGCAAGCTGCTTGACTGTATCAATAAAATCGTCTAGCTGATTTAGCTTGAATATATCCTCTACTTGCTTATTGTTCTTACATAGCATATATAGGTCTAGCGCCGATATGGATTCAGCTCCACGTTTAGCCAGAGCAACACAGCCCTGCCACAATCTGAGGTGAAAATCAACCGTGAAATCGTCACGGCTTAGAGGGTACTTGTCAGAAATAGCAAGAGAGGGTTTGATTAGCAAACAGCCTAATAGCAACCTAACAGAATTTTGGTCATAGAGCAATGGTTATTCCTCCGCTATACCCTTAATTTCTTTTACCTTTTCAATATATTCTTTGAAGCTAAACCATTTGTCTTTTATTAGATGACCAATTTTATCAATCGTGTTATGCTCATCTACATGAACTCGCACATATTTATCCTTTAGGGCTTCCCATTTATCAACCTCAAGCGTTTTCATCAGCTCAATGATAGCACCATATCCATCGGATGAGCCATAATGTCCAGCTTCATTACACCAATGGTCGAGACAATAGCCACCAATACCACCACCCCAACCAGCACCTTCAACATAGACATAAGCCGTTAGACAACCATGATCTTCGCCCAGCTTAGTTTCTGTAATTTTAGCGTTCAGTGTTTCATTTCGCATACTACATTATTCCTCCTTGCTCGATTCATCTAATTCACAAAATGTACCTTGCCAATGCGGACAGTCTGTATCGGGAGCGGTGCATTTAGCGCCATCTTTATATGGGTACATTACGCATCCTCCCAATCTAACAATTGTCCACAACTTCCGCAATGCGGATAATATTTAGTAATTCCATGATGACAAATTGGACAACGATGCCAATATAACATTTTATTACTAATAAGTGTTGGTTCTGGATTCATTGGAATCTGCTTCTCTAGTGCTCTAACAATAGTGCCCATATATGGCTCAATGTCGCTCGTATCAAGCATACCACTAGTTAGAGCATCAAAAGCCTCGTCGTATTCATTGACATATTGTTTCATCATCAATCCTCCGGCAATTCAATATATGTCCAACGGTCAGCCACATCAATAAAGCAACAATCATAATCATTTGCTCCATAAATCCATTTATCACCACGTTTATAGCACAGCATTGTTGCTTCTTCATTGTATTGACATTCCATATTCCAATACGCTACAAGTACACGCTTAAATTCTTGTGGAAAATCGTCATCAAATATTTTATGCCATTGTATCATCATCAATTACCTTTACAACCATATTATCTTCATGTGCTCTAAAACAATGGAAATCAGGGCAACGACCACAGCTTTCAGCAATATCTTGATGCCGTTCATCCTTATGTAATCCACACCCAACTGGGCCGCCACCAACAATATCTCCTTCTTTATCAAAGAAAAAATCATGGTGAACATAGATGCAGAAATCACAGCAAGCCAATCTCAAACATTCTTCAGAACATCCAATCATTTTATGTTTCATCCAATCAAATCCTCCTTCTTGTTAATCCTCTCAAATACTAACTGAGATGGCAACATTTTGTGGCAGAGATAGCCACTTTGGAATGGTACTGAACTGCTTGAACAATCCGGTCTAATGTAAGATACTCTAGGACTTAACCACATCATTTCACAACCATATTTCTCAAACATATCAAATCGTGCCTTATTATCAAAAATACCCTGAAAATTTATAAGCATAGCAAATGATTTTCCAAGCTCATACAGTCTTTGAAATACCTCTGTTTTTAGAGAATATGGAGGATTAGAGATGATATACTCTGTACCAAATGGTGGTTCGCTCTCAAAGAAATCTAACCCCATTGAAATGTGGGAATGTACAACATTGTGTCCAGCTTTATTTAGCACCTGAACGAACTGGCTCTCAGCCGTATCAAATGGACACCAGATATTGCTATGTGGAGGCAGATATTTAAGAAGTGGTTTAACCGCATATGCCGGTGTGTAATATTCATCATTTTTATTAAATTTATATTGAATCTGTGACATTACCTAAACACATCCTCCTCATCATTCTTTTTAACAATCGTCTCAACCCCATCTTCAGCTTGCCATTGCTGTATATTCTGTTTTACCTGATTTAGCCAAGTATAATATTTTTTACATTCATCATATTTATACTTGATCAGTCCAAGTGGCGATTGAGACACATCCTTTCCAAGCTCTTTATAGATATATCTGATAGTATAAGCAATACCACCATATGTCATATCAGGATTATCTTTCATCAACTGAGAAAGCTGGATGCCTACAAGCCGCATATTAGCATCAGGCGCAATTTGGCGTATATAATCCAGCAATTTGCGCCTATCATCTTTTAATTCTGCTTTGGGCTTGACAGTGTGAGCATTGATATAATCCTGTTTGCATTGCTCACAACAGAAATAGAATTTAGGCTTATATTCGATTGCATCTTGCTTTGGCGTTGATTTGCCGCATTGGCGACATTTAATTGTTTTTTCTTTCGTCATCTAGAAAATGCCATCTGACGCATATAGCTATAAGGCAACATATATTCACCATGAGTAGGTATCCAATTAAGCCACGCTTCAATATCATCGCCCTTAACATTATAGTAGCCATCATCAAACAGCATACATCGAGTGCAGCTTGCGTCAAACATAATACTGGTATCATCTGTAAAATTGATATAGCCAGTTTCATCACCAGAGCAAATCCTTACATCAATAGATTCAATTTGTTTATCATCTGGAATCTTGATTTCTTTGACTTTATCGTCATAGTCATAGATTTTTACTTTCACTGTGCTCCTCCTGTTCATGATATTTAATTGCATGTGACTTAGGCATTAGCTTTACCTACAGCCTTAAAATCAACGACTTCACCATCAATCATCTTGTGATAGTATAGCTTATCGCAATAAGAGATGAGCCGAATACGGATTGCGTTGCGCTGACCAAATTCAGTAGCAGTCTTGCCAAATGCATCGTCTGTAATTACCCAACCATATCTCAGAACATTTCCAGAATTTGCTTCAGGCATAAGTTCCACATCTGTCTTAAAGCACCACCACATATCATCGCTGGACGTTGTACCGTGCGGCCACTGTACACAGATTTCGCCACCTTCGACTTCAAGTACAATACCAAACGTGCCAACAACAGGGTAATAGTAGGGTGCCATTTTATGCGATACATCGCTAGTAAATTTTACATATCTATTAGTCCACACTTCATTGTTCAACATTGTTTTATTCTCCTTGCTCACAGCAGAAATAGAATTTAGACTTATGTTTTACCAAATATAGTCACAAAGAATCTTAACACCAGTTTCGTAGTCAGACTTGCTCATTGGCATCCAAGCAACATACCATTTTCCATCATTAAAGAATAAGTCCGTCTTAAGTCTAGCTTCAATCATTTCCTTGCGACACAACTCAGCAATATCCTTGAATTGAAAAGCAGTATTGATCCATTTCATTTTATTGTCCTCCTGTTTCATTTGTTGGCTTAATTATAGCATATAAATAGGAGGTTGTCAAGAGGAAATTTACAGGTTTTCAATATAACTGCCCCATTGATCTGCCATAGCTTGTGCGATGCCCTCAAATGTCTTGCTTCGATTCTTTGCTCTATTTGTAGTAAACATACCTCTATGCTTTTCATTATGCTTATGACTATAGCTACCAGATGGACACCAAGTGGCGATTGGGCTTACAGGGTTTACAGGTTGCAACATCGGGACATTCTTTTCCCATAAACAAGTTCTTTTACTGTATGGATGCCACTCTCCATAATATTCATATGGTTGAATGGTTTGAGTATAGGATGGCAATTCATATACCTTAGATGGAATTGGGTTTTCAACAACAATATGTTCACACTTGGCATTGATAAACTGCATAAAGAACTCCTTTGCCTCAAGTCCTTTGCTATATCGCTCTTGATTTAGCACATGATTTTTCCATAGATGACGAGCACCAGCATTACTTAGATAAGTGCAAGGCGGATGACAAATCAGTAAATCCCATTCTCCCTTAATAATATGATGTTCACCATCAACTGTATCAAATTCACAGTCGCCATTGATTAAAGGTAGCACATCTTATTGAATATGCCACTCAGGATGACCACCAGAGCAAGGCTCAATATCACAACTATATGCCTCCCAGCCACGCTCACGAAAAGCAGTACAAACACGCTGAGATTCTTCACAACAAATAAGTAACTTAAATTTCTTCATTCACTATACTCCATTCTAACACCCACTTATCAATTTCTTCTTGGCTCATAGCCACATCTGTTCTCTTGCAATCAACCACCCTAAGACCGCTAGGATGCGTTATGACCCGATTTTGCTCTATGCTATATCCTGCATCATATTCAAGCCGCAATCGGCATATACAGCCATCACAGCCGTCAGAACGCTTGATATTAAATACTCTAGGCGAATCGCCGCATATATTCAAGAATTGGCTCGAATCCAGCCATTGCCCATCCATTTCTATATTCATGCTATCAGCCGCATTATCTTCAACTATGCGGCAATATTGTACGTTATAATACAATGATTTTTTCCATTCGTTGATATTGCCTGATACCAATAACATAGTAGGCGTATCAGATTTTTTCATTGTATAATAATGTTTGTTTTTGACATATATATAGCTATCTATTCGTGGATGGATATATTGCGCCATATTGAGCCATGATTTGATTTGCTCCTCATTCCATTTGCGGCTTAATGTTTGGCTCATGGTGAGGCATTGATTATTGGCGATGACACTGAATCTGGCTTTCATATGGGTCTGATATAAGTCAATTCGCAGCTCTTGTAGTTGAGCTACACATAGAAATCTATTCAAGCATCATCACCTCACATCTATTATATAATAAAAAGGCGGGATTGTCAAGCCCCGCCTTTAATATTTTTAAGTCTCTTCGCCATCGCTTACTTCAATAGAAGTATAGCCTTCTCTGGCTAATTCCATGCCAAGCCGAATTGCGTCTAAATAATCATCGACATTAAACAAGTCACGATCAATCGTTGCATCCTCAATAAGATTGACGTGTAGAATTTTATCCATAATTAACCTCAACCAAATGGATTCTCGTCAGAATCATCCCAAGGATTTTCTGATTCAGCAGGAGTCGATGTATCAGTAGGAGTAGTATTGAACACATCGCCAAAATCAGGAATTGGGTCATTAGCAGGAGCAGTTGTAGTCTTGGTGGTGGTTAGCTCCTTGAGCGCGGGAATTTCATATTCGCCCTTTTCAATAGTTTCAACAGAGCGAACAGCCGCGACATAGTTACGGACACGAACCTGACCCTTCTGATTCTGATACTGCTCATCTGCAATGATTAGACCAACGACCTTATTAACAAGCGTCTTTTCGTCAAAATCCCACTTATAGCCCTTATTGGACTTCTCAACTGCGTTTGTAAAGCCCTTGAACATAGATGCTGCAGAATCCTTATAAGAACGGATGAATGTACCAGCATTGGGCCACTTGCGTTCCTTACGTGTATCACCGTCATACTGCTTCTTGAAATAGCCCTTATCGTCGCCCTTTACGATGTCAAAATAAATCTTTAGATATTCTTTCTCAGGATGATCTTCTACCTTGAGAATCTTAGCAATATAGCCATTTGGCGTTAGACGCTTAAAAGATGTGCTTTCAACGATAGAGTCCCAATTTTCAATTCTTTTCAATTTGATTACCTCACTTTAATGTTTTTGTGTTAAATGCTTTTTCTATAGGCCATTTATATGCCTTTATTCTAGCTCTTAAAGTTGTATATTTTATACCTAATTCAGTTGCCCAATCAGATAATATTTGAGATTTCCCATTGTATTCATATAATTCTTCTTCATTATATGTGATAGCTTTTGCAACATCCCAACCATATTTATTTATACGTGCCCAAGATGTTGCTGAAGGAACTCCATAAATTTCTTCCCACTCTTTTAATGTTTTTTCTTCGCCATTATATTTATATCTTACGTTATTTCGTCTATTTCTACATTGTTCAGTCAATGTTATCCACCTACAATTAGCTGGGCAATATCCTCCATTCGTATCAATTCTATCTAATGTCAAATCATCATTATATCCAGCACTGATTGCCCAATTATAGAAATTTTCGAATGAATCCTTCCATTCCTCACACATTGTTATACCACGTTTGCCATAATATTTATAATTATCATTGCCAACGTAATAACATCTTGTCTTAACATCACTCCAAATTCGATATATTCTCGTATTTGACATATTATGAGTTTTGTGCATCTTTATCAATCTCCCTATATAAGATTTATTTAGAGTAGAGGGTTGATATAGGCAACCCCCTCAAACTAAGCCAGTTTGCAACCCAGCTTTGACCTCTATTATATTATATCACATTACCATATATTTGTCAAGTATTATTTTTAATAATCCTTCAATGCGTCAATTACCAACATCACATCGTTTGGAATTTCGTCTGTATCAAACGCACCCTTTGGTGTTTTTGCAGTAGAATTTTTTGCACGTGTTTCAAACACATATTTACCATCTTCAGCCTTTGCAAGTAGTACAGTAGTCATCTTGCTTTCAAGACAAATCTTATTGAGCTTGCGCCCATTGGTGAGCATACAAGTAAAGCCATCATCACTGGTCTGAGTATGACCAATAAGAATCACAGTCAAATCATCTCGCATCTTATTCGCATAATCCACAATATTATAGACACTTGTTGCAAGATCAAGCCACTTGTCATAACCCTTATCCTTACTACGTCTAAACTCATCTGCTACCATGCAGCCATTTAGCGTGTCAATTACAAGATACTTAATCTGCTTCTGCTTATCATTGATTTGCTGCATCAGACTATAAATGGAATTAGGGTCATCACAGACAAAATAATTCTTATTTGCTTTATTGTACTGATTTCGCCATCCCTTCCAGCTTAGTCCCTTACCATCTGCATCAATGTAGAATGTCAACTTTGGGTCAAGATGCTCTAAGCTAGTTGTCTTACCAGAACCGCTTGGCCCAATAATCATAATTGCTTTACTCATTTACTTACTTAATCCTCCTTAATCTCATTCAATTTCTTTCAGCCAAAAATCACGCTTACATTTATCACAATTTCTTTCGCTTCTGACACACTCTGCAACAGCCTTTGTGTCTGCTTGAGATGGGCAGATGACAAGAGTACCATTATACCCAACAGACGCATTAGGAAACATCTTCAAAAATTCACTCTGTCTTGTTTTGACAGGATGTTCTTTTGCCCATTGCTCTACAATGGGAACCATCTGTGATATTTTTATAAGAGATGCACACCCCATAACTTTATTTGCGAGACATTTATCACAGCTGCCATAATAACTACACATTCTTTCACGTTGCTTTACATATTCAACAGCATCCATTATTTACACCTCCTTGGGATTACCAAATATTCCACAACAAAAATCTTCATAATCTTTTACAACAGCATCCGCCACATCATTCCAAAATTTGATAAGATATTCAGATGATTCATTTGGGAAATACAATAGCAGCGTATTTACAACATTATTCCCAGCTGTGAGCCTACCTTGAATCCCATCGAGCAATTTTTCTCGTTTTACTCCAACTTCTTCCATACTTTCATCTCCTGATACGTTTCTGATAATGTTACCCATTCACCATTTTCATCCTTCTTCATTTTATTTTTTTCTTGCAATACCACCCTTGCTACATCACCTTTTGATAATTGATGATTCGTCCAGAATTTCTTATTGACTCTATATGTGCGTTCTGCGCCATAACATAGGTTATATAGTGTACAATAAACCGTACCATATCCTGTTGTCTTTACATCTAGCACTAGCCAATCATTAGGGTCTGAATTTGGGTCATTTACCGTACAATATCCTAGATACTCAAGCTGCCATTTAATGCGATCAACAATAGTAGCTGGCTTAATATTAGCTTGCTTAATTAAAGCCGTTATCAATGCTTTATTGTCAATCTCTCTAAATTGCTTCTCGGTTTCTTTACCACAACACGGCCTAATTGCATCTATCATTATATCATCAAATGATGATTTTGTCAATACCTTTGCTGAAATATATTTTTGATAAATCTCATATTCAGTAATGAGCCGATTTGGTTGAGCAAATTTATCAAAATATCCAAGGCAAAATAGGATTTCAATGGCTTTCTTGTTGATTCTAGGGTCGTCCATAAGTGCTTGGTATAGAGCAGCGCGATTCTTTATATCAGACTTTCCAAGCTCATATAGTGCCTCTGGTGCGCTCTTAGGCATATCCTTGATAGATGCCATAGTCTGTACAATACAGTTGTTAGCACGGTCTATATTGAACGCTCTGTTGTCATCTCCAAATTGAATATCCTTGAGCTTATAGCCGCGCTTTAACATTTCCTGCTTAATGAGCGCAACCTTATCTTTTTCGCCCTTATCGGTAAATCGCTGGAGTACGCACTTATAAAATTCAAGTGGATAATGCGCCTTGAGATAAGCAATCGTTACACTATCAATAGCCATACAATAAGCATGGGCTGAATTGAAGCCATATGCGGCGCTATTCTCAATGATTGTCCATACCTTATCAGCAAGCTCATGTGCCTTGTTATCATCATCCGTCTCGCCCGTATCAAGAATAGCTTGAGCAAAATTCTTGATAAATTTAGGCTTTGCGTCTTTGATGATATAATCCTTTTTCTTGCTGATTGCCTTGATAATAGTATATGTTTCAGACATAGGGAAGCCAGCAAAGCCAAGGACTTTCATTAGAGATTCCTGATATAGAATGAATGACGATGAACAGTATTCGTCTTGAAGCAAGTCATCAAGCGCCTTGATGCCATAATCAAAATGCTGCCGTTGCTCAAATGTCTGATACATAGATTGGAAAGACGGCCTGATTGCAGCTATGAACTGGGTCAACTCAGCAATATTCTTTGGCTTATATCGCATTACTTTTTGAGTTGACTTTGGCTGTTCACACTGATTGACGCATTGTGTATAACCATCGGCGTAAATCTGCCATGTTGCATCATCATGTGCAATTTTTTCAAGAAGCTGGTTGACAGTGAACGGCTCGATTCCAGCCTCTTTATAAATATCATATGTCAAGCCGATTGAATCAACAATAAGATAATCTTGCTTGAGATAGCCAAAAGCATCAATCGTGCCTGATTCGATATTAGCTACAAGCACCTCTTTACCGGTTGCTTCGGATTTGCACAGGCTGATGCCAATATCAGATTCAATGTCTCCCTCATAGCATAAGCATCCACAGGGATGACCCTTTGCAGTATCATAAATGCCTAGATATTTCTTACATCCATCTACAAGCTCTTGATATTTCGGCTCGATATATTTATGAATATCAACCGTTTCACCATCTTCAGCGTGTTTCTTGGCTGTTTCATAGCGGTCAATCTGCTTACTTACTTCATTGGCTGTATCAGGCTTGACATTATATGCTCTTGCATACATCTTCCATGCGGCCTTGAATTTAAGTGTACCAAGAGCCAATAGGTCATATGTACCAAGTTCGCCTACTAGGTCGCGCTGTGCTTGAATGAATGGCTGACGGTCACTGACGTTGTTATCAATATCAGGCGGCGTATGGCTATCTAAGACGCGCTCTTTAGTCAAAAATCGTTCTGAATACATAAGGACGGTGCTATTGACCTTATCAACCTTAGTAAGCCTCAAGAGCTTATTGAGATACATAGAGACAGCAGAGCCACGCCCTGATGGGGTCAAGATACCGCCATATTTCTCTTGTCCGCGCTTCATTACCATATATGACAAGATGAAATAATCCGCCATATTACAAGCCTCTATCTCACCTATATCATGCTTGATCTCTTGATAATACTGTTGCAGTTTATCCTTGTTAATATCGGCTTTTTGCAAGAACCATTCATCTTTAAGAATCTGCTCAAAGATATGATTACGTTCTTCTTGTGTCTTATTACGCAGCTCTTTTATAACAGGCACTTTCAATGAGCGGTCGAGCTTTATGTCCTCAAATTCAAACAGCACATTGGTATTATTGATAGCGGCTTTAATCTGACTGTCTGTCAATACGCCTTGTTGCTTAAATCGCTCAAATAGCACATCATATGTTGGATAGTCCATATACCATCCATCTTCATCTTCATAATGGATATTACCTGATTTGAGCAATTCATCTCTATCAAGCATTTGTGATTCAGTGATAACATGACTATCACAACCGGCAATGATCGGTATGCCATAAAATTTAGGTAATAGCAAATGCTCATTTAATTGTTTCTGCGCTAATGTATCATGAGCTTGCACTTCAAGATAGAAGTGCGGGAACTTATGTGCCAACTGAATAACAATATCGTCTATGTCATCGTATTTATTCCAGAAGGCGATGCAAGCCGTTGTAATCATCACATCATCTATTGGCAACTGGTCAATCAATTCAAGGTCGATACGAGGACGCGCATAATATCCATCCTTGTTTGCAATAGATAGAATTTTATTGATTGCTTTACGTCCTTTATCAGTTCGCGCTAATAACACAATATGACAGTTGCTTCTATCAGATTCATGTCGGTCTTTTACCCAGTATGCTTCAGCGCCATATATCCATCTAATATTTGTGCCGTTCTTCTTATTAAATTTTTCTAGGTCATCATATTGTTTGAAATAATTACCAGCCCATCCATGCTCTACTGTAGTATAGATACACGGTTTATCACCATATCGTGCTTTTAGCTCATTCCAATAATCTATTGGCAAAAGCGGGCTGTCTTTTAACCATTTATTACTTAGAGATGTATGCTTATGGTAATTTACCCAAATTGGTTCATTCATCACTTCATCAACTCAAATACATCTTCTTTTTCTTCATACTGAACAATCTGTCCAAGATAATATTCAACCTCATCATTACAAGTATCAAGCCAGCATACAATGATTTTACCTGTATCATTGGATTCTTCGCGGCTTGTCATGGTAATAATATATTCTCCATAATCTCTGTGGTGTACTTCAAGCCGCATTTTTCCTCCAAATAGCATATCATCAGCAGAGCCTCTAATAGCATCCATTGTTGGAATCTTACTCTTAATCTCAACCTGAAATACACCGGCTTCATTCTTGAACTTGATGATGTCTCTAATTTTGTATTCCATCTTTTTATTACTCCTCATATTTCTTTTTTAATCTATCAAGTTCCGCTAATTCCTTCTGTTTTAACGTTTCTGCTTTTCTCGCAGCTTCTCTTGCTCTTTGTGGCGCAGCAAGCATCCAATTAAATTCTTTCTGTGCGTTTTTGGCTGTTTCGCGCATCTCAAGGTACTGATATAACAAATCTTGGGCAATTTTTTCTGCCTTCTTACGATCAAATCTGTCCTGATTTACCGTTACTTTAATCCATTGCCACCAACCACCACAATCAATGTAGTTTGACTGGACATCTCCAGAATATACAGAATATCTATCAGGCTCATTCATCATGTCCCACGAGCCATTGTTATACCTGAACATGACTTCATGGCTGTATAGAGGATGAACATCCGAGACGTCATCTTTTCCGTCAAAACAATTTACAGGTAAAACATATGGTTCATAGTGTTTATCTTTTTTTAAGATGCACCATTTTTCTGCCTCGTCCTTATTCGTGAAATAACCTAAAATATCCCAATCACTATAATATCCTTGAACTACCAAATAAATTTCGGGCATATTTTTTATTCCTCCTTATTCTACTTCCGTACACATCCCAATACATTGTGGTGTTTCATTATATGTTTTGCCATCAAATGTATCGGTGCAAATATAATACGTCGGACACCATCCAATACGATTATCATCACATAGATATTTGATACTTAAATCGAATTTATGAATACCCCATTCTCTTGCGACATACTCAAACACGTCTGTCAATGAATCAAATTCGCGACATTCTTTCATTGATTCTTTAAGTGTGCCTCTATGTGGTCGATATTTCCAAGGCATCTTTTTTATTCCTCCTTATTTATGATACACCGGACATACACACCCATCACCATTTTCAGCCTTCAAATAAATGGGGCTGATTCTATTTGCTGCATACGCCTTACAATCAGGCAGACATTCCATAGCATTAAGTAGATACTGCGGATTGACCCAAAAATCCAATTCATCATCAAGCAGGTAATCTTCTACTTTCTTAGGATTATTCTTTTCCTTGATTTTATGCGTCTTGATATAGACCTTTAATTTGTCAATATCAGGCAGGGTAATTTCCTTAGAGTCGTATATTGGTCTAACAATCTGCTCGAGCTGCATTTCCTGTCCATGCCATTTTTCATCAATCTCAGGCAGAAGCAACTTTTTATTGAATCTAATAGCTACAAAGCCATCACATACACAATACAGCGTTGAGCCATCTTTTGTCTGATTGGTAAACATGCCAATCAACACCTCTTTACCAGTGGATTCAGCGTTCTTGATAATGCGATTCGCCGCAGTCATAATCGACTTAGTACCGGATTTCTTTGACTGCTCAACAAGCATATCGGCTTCAAGTTGCTTCAGTGTGGTATCCATATCCTTAGCAACTAAATACAGTCCGGCAGTATCGCATGAATCGCGCCATCCTTTGATAATATCGTACAGTTTTTCAGTAGTCATAATTACTTGCCTTTCACCTTTTTGTCAGTTCTAAAATCTACTGCTCTATTATTAGGGTCAAAATCCTGTGATGGTTTAGGCATGATTTCATCTATTATATCATTAAACCATTTATAGCTATGCAATCTGTTCCATAAATCTTCAAATTGTTCTTCTGTAAGAATTGGTAGTTTGAATTTTTCATCCATAATTATTTACTCTCTATAATCATCATAAATTTCAAGCACACAATGCTTCTCGTCTCTCCACTTTCTTGGTGGAGCAATTATAACTTCATGTCCAGTTTCATCAATCAATTCTTTTAGTTTAGCCATAGATGAAATATCAATATATGTAATATCCCATTCGCTATTATTGATCTTATTCCGTACTCGGGTCATATACATCTTATACTTTTCATCCCCAAGACAAGGATACTTTGTAATTGCCCCAGCATAAGATGGATAACCAATCGATGTGATGTTTAAACAAAATTTCATAACAACAACCGCCCCTTTCATTTGATACTTGGATTATATCATAGATTGGAGCGGTTGTCAAGATGGTTTATTTAATTTTTCTTTTTTTCTGGTTCTGTTTTATTGATAGTCCAATATCGTTGGTTTAATATCGGTTCTGTAGTTGTTGTTCCTCTTAAAGAATAGCAATGATAACAATCGCCATCACAATAAGCCCATCCTTCTCCGCATTTTCTCATCTGTATATCCATCAGAACCATACCTTCTGATCTTGCTGAGTACATATAACCCTGCTTGATTTACCTTTTTTGATTAGATCGTCTTGTAGGGTATTGACAAATTCTACTTTGCTTGAAAATTCACTATGTACTAAGCACAATTTATCATAATTTATATTCTGATAATATTTCATTAGTTGGTTATAATTAGCATGAGATGAAAATGTATTTAAGCAATATATCTGAGCATTGTTCTGAATCAGCTCACCATCCAGCATGATTTCTTTTGCGCCATGCTTAATTTCATATGCAAGCGTATTAGGGCTAGCATATCCAGAGAATAGCACAGCATTGCGGCTATTAGGCAGGATGTATTTGAGATGCGCTAAAGCCCGTCCGGCATTAAGCATACCGCTACTAGCCACTATGATGGCTTGTTCATTTGATTGCTGAATAGCTTGGCTTTCTTCCCATGATTCAATTAGCCGCAAGTTGAGCTTATCTTCATAATCTAACTGATCTGACCATGCTCTATATATGCGGCAAGCAAGTGGCGAATCAAGATAAACAGGAATCATCTGCCCGTCAATCTTGTGCTCTGTGGCTCGTGTACGCCATAGAACATCAAGAATATCCTCTACACGCTGTAAGCTAAAAGTTGGCATCAATATGCGATTATATTGGAATATAGCCGCATTGATAATCTGCTCATCATACCAGCGGTCTTTCTTCATGCTATAACATCTAGTCGGGTCACTATATGTACATTCACCAACCACCACGTTACATCTTGGCAATGGCTCGATTGGTGGTACAGATACGCTCTTAGCCTCTGTATTGAAATCACCTGTAAAGCCAATTCGCTTGATACTATAACCCTGTTTGATTTCCAACACAGCTTGAGCTGAATGGATGATATGACCGGCATGATAATATGTCAACTTTGCACCGCCTACAATGGTCGTAGGAACGCCAAACGGCACTTCAACAAGCCATTGCATTACCTTATCAATATCGGCCTCAGTAGCCAATGGCGGCGCTTTGATACCATGCTTATTCTGCATCTTTAGGCTATCCTGCGCCATAATTTTAATGCAATCATCCATCATTATCTTGAAGATAGGGATTGAGCCTTGAGGGATATAGATATAGGCTTGCATACCCATAGCAACAGCAGCAAGTAACCCAAGACAATGATCGGTGTGTAGGTGGGTAATGACAACACCATGTACCGTCTTTGGCTTGATTTTCTTCATCTGGTCACGATTGGCGCGATAATCAGCCACTAGATTATTAGTCTGAATTAGACCCATATCAACCGCTAATTTGATATTGTCGAATCGAACAATCGTACATGAACCAGTTACAGATGCGGCATTACCACCAATAAAATGCAAATATGGCTTGGATGTACCAGATGATTTAGCTGGCATTAGTAGCCTCCTCATCCTTTTTACCAGTTTGCATATACGCCCATGCTACTACATCATCCCAATCACCCAGATTATCGAGATAATATGAGCTATATCCATCATATCCATCATCTAGCATACAAGTATCTTGCGATACATCACCACTTTTACCCAATACTAGAATCTCTCTATTCTCATCTGGCAATTCACAGCTAAACATATAAAGAGGATATTCATATTCGGCCAAACCATCTTCAGCAAATCCTTCAATTTCTTCCTCAGTAGGTGGTCTAATCACAACCTTATGCCATACAATTTTTTCAATCCATTCCATTAAGCCGACTCATCATCCTTCCTCATCTTTAGTACATTTCTCAGCACACAATCCATACAATTCAAATCTGCACCATTCCACATTTTATCTCTCTGTGCTGTCATGCGGGGGTCAATTTTTACATATTTATCACAATCAGATTGATAATCACAGCGATTACAAGGAATTTCCCAGACATGGGATGGGCGTTTACTCATAATCATCCTCCTCATATTCAGGCTCAGACGGTAAGCTAAACACAATAGCTTGAGTAATAGCAGGGCTAGGTGCAATCTTTTCAGCGGCGGCTTCATGCTCTGCTTTGTCAAGCTCTAGCTCCATCGATATCCGATTAATTTTGACGTTGATAACTGACTGTACTAAATCCACAATCGAGCCGCACAGAGGCAACAGTGAGCTTACAAACAGGACTGCGCCTCCTGCAATCCATAGCGGTGTTAGACGGTCTTTATTCATAGGCGATTATCCTTTACTTCATAAAATAATACAAGAATCCATAGAATGAGAAAGATGAATAGAATCAAACCATCATCCATTATCAGCCTCATTCTCATTGTCTACTGGTGTAGACAATGCTTTCATTCTGTCCATTCTATTATCAGCCTCGCCAACCTTGGCTTTGATTAGGTCTTTAATCGCCTTAGCCGAGGTTAGAGGTGCAATCTGCTTACTAATTTCATAAATGCAAGCATCCCATCCTGTCATTAGGCCGCGATTGAAATGCTCTTTCAACTTTCCTTCAATACTCTCAGCGATAATTTCTTTCAGCTTATCGTCAGACATAATTCCCTCCTACTCTAATGTCGCATTTTGGGCAATACACTTCTGTAACTGGTTCATAACATGGCGGATCATCTACTTCACTATGATAAACCAGATGTGTGTATAATTCTAGCTTAGAGCCACATTCAGGGCATCTATTCATTGCTTCTAGCTCTCTAGTTGCTGCATATGCTAGGCGCATATCCTTGAGTGATGCTAGATATAATAGGCAATCCACGGCAATATCTTGGTTGCTATCATAATAACCTAGAACAGCCTCTACAACCTCATCGTGCATATCAGTCATTCTACTAGCTCCAGATTATCGTAGTCAACAACATACGCACATAATGTGATGTTGCTCTTAATCAAAGTACACTTCTTACTACTATTAGCGGATAAATTCCCAACATACAAAACTTGATATTTATTATAGATAGACGGACGCCCCATGCCAGAACTGGACTGAACAGCACAAACAATATGCTCTACAGGGATATTGTTTTCTTTAAAAAAGCTCGTTGCCTCCATACTATTGCATTGCTGGCTCGTCTTTACCTTAACAATGTCTCCAACCTTAATTTCTCTTGGCTTCTTTGCTTCAGACATTCTTTCCTTCAGCTCATCAATGCCAACCTGTAGCCGCCAATCATCGTCAGGATGGCATCGAGCCTCAACCTTCTTGCCGTCCTTGCTTGTCATCACTATGCGATTACCCTCAATATGCAGGTCATAATCGCCCTCTAGCCACTTAGGTGCTACATTCTTTTCGTAGAATTTGTATTCTAGCTTCATGTCTTTCTTTTCCCTTTCTTTCATAATTTCATCATATAGACTATTAAATACATCGTCCCACATCATTATTTTGTCCTCCTCAATTAAAAATTAACAACGCTCATTGCATTTACTGCACGCTGCTCAGTGCGCTTGATATATCTATTTGCTGTGATAGCAACTGAGCTATGCCCCATTGCCTTACTAATGACCTCAATAGGCACATCGGCTTCAGACATCATAGTAGCAAATGTACGGCGCATGGTATGATTACTGATATGCAATTCCTCCCAATTCTCAATACCGGCTTTTCTCGCACATACTTTGAGCATTGCACTGGTATTCTTGCCATCCATTTTATTGCCACGATTGCCAACAAACAGATATTCACAGCCATCTTTGCGCTCATTGGCAATATAGCTATCAATCAGCTTAATTGTCTCATCAGCCAAACCAACCAATCTATCCTTATCGCCCTTACCGCGAATGACCAGAACATTATTGCTACGAGATTCGTACTGTTCAAGCGTAATATTGGCAAGCTCATGGATACGCAAGCCAGTCTGAGCAAGCATCATAATGATCGCCTTATTACGCTTATTAGTAGCCGCATTGACCATTGCCCTGACCTGTTCGCCATTAAGAGCCGATTGCTCACGATTCTTAATCTGTGGCGCTTCAAGCATCTCAGCCGGATTGCGGCTAATGAACTCGTTCCTATAAAGGAATTTGAAATATTCACGAACCGCAGACGTTCTCTGAGCAACAGATGCAGAGCTAAGATTACTCATGCTGGACTGCCACAGCTCAAGGTCAATCGGCTTGATTTCGATTTCAGGTTTATTGACATATGTCATGCAATTCTCAATCGCCTTAGTGTATTCTCTAATCGTTCCCTCACTACGGTGCTTTGCCTTGAGGCTCATAACAAACAGTTCATTCATGTTTACACCTCCTCAACAACGCCCTTGTAACCATAACTGGTTTCAAATGAAGCCCAAGACTTGCAATTGCTTCTCGTGTACCAATGCGGCGTATAAACAAAATCTTCATCAGCATCAACGAGCTTACGAAGTGCGTCTCTGAGACAAGTCGCCTTAACAGTGTACCACAAACCACGAATTTTGAAGTTTCTCATAATATTCAGCTCCTTCATTTGATGATTTAAGTATAGCACCATAGCGGCGATTTGTCAAGAGTTATTTTTAGAAAAATCCCTATAATCTTTCGACCATAGGGATTTTAACAGGAGGATTATTTACTCATTGATTTCTGCCTTTAGTGTGCTTGTCGGCTTAAACGTCAGAGCATACTTAGCAGGAACTTCAATGGTTTCACCGGTCTGTGGATTACGAGCCGTTCTTGCATCACGCATCTTGGTTGTGAACTTGCCAAAGCCATGAATCACCACATCTTCATGCTGAACTAGGCTATGTCTGATATAGTCAATGAACGTATCTACGATCTCAGTTGTATCCTTGACCGTATTTTCTGTGCTGTCTGCAACAAACTTGACGATTTCTTTCTTGGTCATAAATTCCTTTTAGTTTCCTTTCAATTTCTAATAAAATTTTATTAAAACAAGTCGCAATGTTCATGCGCATATTGACTTGATATATAGGGTTATTGTTCCACTATCAACTACTTACAGGGTCCTCTTACCCAAGCCTTATATTGTTTAGTGGGTTTACAGCCGCTACATCACTAAACTAATTTTTTTTGCGTCGAACTCGACACGTCATTTATCCTTGGACTTAATGACGATTTCAGTAATGCGCGGAATAGGCAATCACCGCGCTATGAGTCTGTAGCCGACTACTCTTTGTGCTTTCTACTTTGAAGCCCGTCAACCTTGAACATTCCGGACTATTCAAGGATTTTTAGAATTTCTACACTCCCTACAAATTCATGTTAAATTGAATTTACAGTTGCGCAACCATCTTAAAATCAAGAGTGTGGCGGCGTTGCCTTATAGTATCAGGTGGTCAACCGTCAGCTATTCAGCAACTAGCATTACAACCCATAAACTAGACCATTTGCAAGCGACCAACTCTTGGCCTTGGCCTTACAAAGCTAGGATTTTCAGCTTTTCCTCCAGACGTCTATCAAGTGTGCTTACAATGCTAGTAGAGGCATGATAGACGTTTTGACCGAGGCGGGACTTGAACCTGCATTCATCTGCTATGAACAGCTCGCTTACCAGTTAGCTGACTCAGTCATATGGAAATGGGCTTTAAGCATCAACCCATTAGAAGCGTTGGATTCCTATTCAGTTTATTAAGTCGTATGTATCCAACAACCAGTGGACTTAATGGTAGCTCAGGTGGAATTCGAATCCACACTTTACGGATTTTGAATCCGCTCCCTCTGCCGATTGGGGTACTGAGCCATATTATCTCAAGCCGACTTCCTACCTCATAGCTATTTCTAGCATCGACTCGTGAATGATGTTTACATAATATCCTTATATCACCTTTGCCGTTATGTTTTTGCCCTCATGCTAACGGAACACGCTCAGGCGCGACCCCAATTCTCTAGTCTGTATCTGCCGCTTCTCAAACTCTGCGCAGACCCGCTTCACAGGCGTGATATAGATTTGACGGTTATCTTCAAATCCGGTCGGATATTATATTATTTGTCAATCTCAATCCCTTTCATTATGCCGAACAGATTGGCCGGTGCGCCCTACTTGGCATCACGGTCTTTCGCACGACTGCGACCCGCTTTCATGCTTATCTCATTTGTCTTACGCACGTTCCCTATATAATGATGGCTGTTCCTCAAACTCCACTTAGCTGTTTCGTAACGCCCATCTGAACCATGTCAGGACTCAGCGATTTCAGCACCATCATCTTTACCTTCTCAATTATACCATATTTGATTTTATTTGTCAAGCATTATTTTTGCAATCAACATCCCAACTGCAATACCAGCCGCAAATGAACCTAGACAAGATAGTATAATAATCATACACTAATAATCAATAAATTCTCCTAAACTCTTTACCCTACAACTTACCCTACTTAATCAACTAATCTGAATTTTCTTCATTATTAATCAATGATTTTTTTGCCATACGAGCTGATTTGAGCCGTTCTGCCGCAGCTTGTTTCTGTTCATCGGTCATTGAGCGGGTACGGAATGGATTGTTGCCTAGGCGAAATGGGTACAGATTGCAATCATGGATAACACAATTCTTTACTTCATAAGCTGAGCCACAACTACATTCCAAACAATGCTGGCGAATGGCTTTTAATGGAGATTTTTCCATATTATCACCTCATTCTCATCAAGCATTATAGCTTGAACATACGATGTATGGCTTATCTACGTTAAGATTTACTTCTTCAATATGAATTTCACCTTGAAAATCCTCAAAATCAATACGATCTTCATAATTATTATTTCCACCCACATCAACGACACGACAGTTATACTCATCGATGCTAATACGATTTCTGATTTCATCTTCGCTGTTTGCTACACACACAAATGAATCATAAGTGCCATAATCACATTTGTCTACCCATACTTTGAATACTTTCATATTATCACCTCGTTATATTTAGATTTTATCATGGTAGCGGCGCAGAGGGTCGAACTCTGATTTTGCCCCAATCTAGAGCTAAACTGGGTATAGGCCAGCTGGCTTACCATTAACCGACACCGCCATTTTCGTTTGAGCCTTTTATCGTCATGCTCAGGACTATATTCTAGGAGGTTCACAATGAAGAACTGTAATTGAGATTACCCAATCTCTCAACCACATCTGTATTATACCATAAGATTTGCTGTTTGTCAAGAATTATTTTTCAACTTTTTTAATGCTTCATCAAGCACGGCATTTTCATATCCATAACCAACCATCTCTGGTTTAATTTTAGTAATGGAATTTACACTCATTAAGTATGATAAAATTTCAGCGTCTTTTTGTTTTTTATCATCTAGTTCTTTACATTTTTTCAAATATTCTTGATAATATTGCTCTTTTACTTCATTTGAAGCATCAATTCTCTTTTTGACTCTTGCTTTAAGATAGCTTAATACAGACCTATCTAGATGACTGTAGCATTCGGCGCAAACCCAATCATACACAAGTCCAGCCGGTTCATCTGGTTCCCATTCAATTTCGTCATATACTTCCATATATCCATGATGCCGTTCAACAGTCTTTCTTTTCATTTTAATCGGCTTACCACATAACGCACAATCGCAATACCCCTTATATACAAAGCTCATATTGCACCTCCAATTATATAATAATTTATTTGATTTGTCAAGAATTATTTTTCAAGCAATTGATAAAATTTTTCTTTCCATTCACTATTCCATAAATCAATTGCATCTCGCTCTTCTGTTTGCATATAGTCATATATACAAGCCCCAACGCAATTTGCAATATACAAATAGATATCAAACGAATCTTTTGACAGTTCAGCTTGTTCGTACATTATTTTTATAAAGTAGATTAACGCATTGTTCATATTATACCTCAAAAATCGTTATTTGTCAAGAACAAATTTTATTCATTTCAATAAATTTTTCACAAGTCCAGCCATTGAGAACTGGGATTTCATCACAGCTATAGCCCCATAGTCCAGTTTCTCGGTCATAGCGGTCAACGTGACAAATGAAATCCCCAATTTTGAAATAAGTATTTAGCATATCTCTATCCTCACCAATCTGCATTGATTACAATTTTATCTCCATCAATACGAGCCGATTGTATCAGCCATGAGACTTGATCCATTTGCCATAAACCCTCAAAATCAGGACGATTTACAAATTTGAACAACTCATCGACCTGGTCATCACTCAGCCATAAATCCTTACCATACATAGGCTGTGAATACGGCTGTCCTTCTACGTATGGCTTATAGTAATCAATAGATTCGAGAAATTCATACCAACTTGAGCCGTCACCATCGACTGTATCAACAGCTCGATATGTAACCAATTCACCGTAATGTGGGCAATAGATTGGCTTGGCACGACTAATTCTAATATCTAATCCCATATATTATCATCCCCATTCATTTGATAATTGGATTATACTATATAAAATTGGATTTGTCAAGCACCTTTTTCAAATTTATTTTTAATATCTATCCATTTTTTAATCTGGTCATCTACACGCACCCATTCGCCATAATGCAGGTCTGGGTCAAACCACCAAAGCCCATAATAGTTTGGATTCTCCTTGTCTTCAATAGAGCGAAATGGATTTCCATAGCCATGCCATTCAAAGAAATCAATGACAAATTTGACATCACTATCATTGCCAACAATAAATGCTGTGTTATTATCAAAATCAGCCCATACAAATGCGGCATCGTCGAACTTGATTTCTGTACCATCATCTTTATAGAATCTTAGACTACTGCCATCTCGCTTTCTAGTATCATTATATCTACATATCCATTCATGGCAATTTGCCTCATACTCATCATCAAATTCTGCACCGCAATATTCACATTTATAAATTCTTGTTTCAATCATTTGAACAATTCCTCCATATTATTTCAAAGGTAAAAATGGTAATAGACAAAGCAATGCCCCTCCAATGATTAGAATTGCACCTAGAATATCTGCAATATTCATTCAAACAGCTCCTCCATTTCTCTAACATGATATTGTCTATCTTTCAGATCGTCTACTCTAGTTCTAACCAATTCCCAATTCGAACCAGCAAAGCCGCTTTTCATCACATCAGCTATAATTTGTTCATCTTTATATTTGCGCCGTTCGAGCCGTAAATCATGTAGCAGTTTATACATCTTATATCCATCTCTAGCATTGTATGAATTGAACTCAATAGCATGAAGCACGTCTTGAATTTTATTCTCTACCTCTTGCAGTTTGTATTCAACCCATGTTGCCCTTGCTACAAGCTGGTCATGCAGGTCACAGAATGAGCCAATTTGCGCCAATGCTGAATCATAATCGACAAATTCTAATTCTGAATTAAACTGGTCGAAATCGACGGGTTTAGATGGTGCATCAACCTGTTGCACAAAATAGCCCAGATTGCGCATTTGCTTTGGCAGATTAGAAAGCGCATTTTCAGCTTTGGTTTTATCAGTGAATTGAAATGACTCGTTCAATTCTGGTGTTGGTGTCCATTGCCCTATAGCATTGTGCATAAGATAGTATTTTTGATTATATAGTACATACATACATCATCACCTACGGTTCAATTATACCATATTCATTTACATTTGTCAACAGAATCTTTGTCCATTCTGCATTTTCATCTTCAGTCAAATAGAAAAATTTATGGCCACCAATCGTCATCGCATAATTCTGCGATTCATGCCATGGACTATCGCACCATCTTGGTGCATAGAAAAACAGAATCGGCTTTTCGGTCACAAATTGCCCCATATCAAAAATATCATGCACAGCGTCCATGACTTCAATATACATTTTTCTATCCTGCTTGTCCAAATCTGGATTCCAACCAGCGTACTGGTAGACCTCTTTGACTTCACGAGCCGTCAAGCCGCCTTTAATCATTGCATCAAAATAGCACTGAGCAACAGCCAGCTTGCCTTTATACGGCTCGTAAGCACATTCACCAGCCATTACAGATTCAATAAACCAACGATCATCCTCTGTCAGATTGATGGGCGATTTATAACGTTCAATTTTAGATTCCTGTTCTACAATCTGTGGCTCGACATAGACATACTGCGGCTCAACAGATTCAAATTTTGATTCCTCAATCGGTTTGGTCTTAACGGTATATTGTACAGATTGCACGTTATGACTCGATTCGAATGGACTCAGGATAATTCCCATACATCCAGCCAATCCAAATAATGAAAGTCCAATTCCTGCAATAGCATATCTAGTTGTACGCTTCATTTTAATTTACCTCCTTGATATTCATTCTTCATTTTGTGGCTCGTATATATGTATATCACATTTGATTCTATTTGTCAAGTACAATTTTCAATTTTCATTTTGGAATTGTAAATATAAATTCTGATTTTAGAATTTCGATTTCCACATATATTTACAATCTCGAAAGTCATTTTTCATTTTCCAACTCGTGCATATATAGATATCTATATACATGCACATATACAATAACAATAATCATTATCATTTTTCATATCCATCTGCACATACATATATCGGCCAACCAATACATTAGCATATTCATCTACATATACATTTACATATTTATATGCAGATACATCTACATCATCATTCATATAAATGATGCAGATAGCAATACGCATGATATAGATAGATGTATTTATAGACAATACGCAGCTTTGTATCTATACATAGAAACATTACTTTCATGCACATATCACGATTTATATTAGCATCAAAGTCAACATCATTCACATTTTTCATATGAATATTCGCTCACCCATCACATTTTTCGTAGGAGATTTGTGTACATTCACACATTTTTCCATCGTAAAATAATGTGCGATTGTTGGTTAGCAATTTTTCTATATGATATAATATACGCAAGCTGTGAGCGCAAATTTCACCATAGCCATGTCGTGCCAACTGTGCCGATTTGAGCCGAGTTTGCGCTTATCCTAAGCAAGATATGCCTACAGCCGATTTGAGCCATCACACCCGTCCTGAGCCGCAACGCACCACCAAGATTATATATAGGCACATATTACTGGGGAAAATTCGCTTGACCTAATCCGTACACGCACACATAAGAAAATCCGGCTCGATTTTTTTGCGCTGAGCCATTATATGTACTGTATATTGCTGGGAAAAATGTAAAAAATTGTAAGGTGCGATCATGCTCATGCCCGCTCGACCCCTCGATTTTTTACTTCATTTGAGTAAAGCATGATGGGAAAATATGATAATTAAAGCCGTCTAACCAGATTTGTAAAAAAATGGAAATGGCCTGAAAAGTTGAAATTTGTGCAGATTGCACAAACATGAGTTAAATGCATTTAACCGATGGTCGACCTTCCCCTCCTCATAGGTGCTTCCCTAGGTCATTTTGATTATAGCAGATCGTGCGCCATATGTCAACGAAAAAATTGCATAAAAATAAGCCGTCCATTTTGGGCATATTGTACAATACCATTTTGGCGGCTTTGACGGCTTTACACGGCGCGAACTATGCTAGAGCTATAGAAACATAGGGAAGCAAAGAAAAGCCCGTAGCATTCAAGCTACAGGCTTTAGGGCTGTTATTCAGTTCACGGCAGTAAATCATATCTATCATATCGGGCCGATACAATCATGTCATCGTGTACGTCTTGCGTTCCCATATCGCAGAAGATACAAGTGATATCGTCTCCCACTTCATAGTCTCCCGCGTCCGTATCGAATGCATAGACCATGCCACCCGAATTTTGAACGGAAACGCGCTCCGTGTCCTTGTCTACGGTCTCAACTGCAATACAGCGGCTTGCATCGGCATAGATTCCATATTTTAGGATATTCTTTTCCTTCGTAGCGGAAAACAGCGAAGAAATCAGCATTGCAATAGTAATAATGGCCTTCATTTTATATTCATTCCTTTCTTATCGATATATTTTTATCGTTTTACAATTACAAGCGGTACAACATCCGGCGAAAAAGTAATTTCATACCATCCGGAAATATCGCCGTTGTATTGCATAAATTGACTGTTTTTCAAATACTCGATATAGTACACTTGTTTTACCTCTTTTCTCACGCCTTCAGCGCCTTGCTACAGGCTTTTTAGCGCGTCGGCATATAGTTTTATATTTTTTCTGTTTGCGGCGTGTCGGGCTTGCTAGGCCGTCTCACCAAGCAATCACTTACAATTTTTTTACACTTTGTACCCGCTCGACCACCTTGTAAAAAAGTGGCAGAATCTCGACGGGTGCGGGCTTGCTTCTTGACGCTGGCAACAATTTACAAATTTGTAAATAGTCTTCGTCACTGTCAATGTGATAACTGATAGAATCTGCCAGTTTCTGAAGCTGGTATAATTTTGAATCCCAGTATTTTACAGTATGTTTCACATTATGCCTTCTTTCTGCATGATTCTATAAATATTTTCCGCGCTTTCTATAGTTTCGATAACGATATTTCCTTCTTTATCCTTCCACCATATCAATTTGTTATTATTTATCAAATGCGGGAAATCGTCAGGAAATACCGCTGATTTTTTGTTTTTAAGTTGCGGATTTATAATAAACATATTTTAACCCCCTAAAATTTTCTCGATTAAATACGGAATGAAAAACAGACTTCCAATAGCTACTAGACCGCCCAGAAAGTGGAAAATCCAGTAAATGGGATTCAAGCGACGCTTACGTCTTTTCATATAGAATAAACTCCATTCTTATTTTCTGATTTTAATTTACAGATTGTGACAAAAGTAGTATCAAAATATTTGATAGCTTTTTCTTTTGCTTCATCTTCGTTATCTGCTAAAATAATCAATGGATCAAAATTTTCTGTATATATTTTATATGCGACAAAAATATGTTTTGCAATGGTGCAATATGCATCTTCTTTAGTCATATTTTAAGCCTCCTTCATCATTGGCGTGATTTCGTAGACATTTAACCACAAACCGCCGATAACATAACCAGTGTGATACACTTTTCCGTCTTCTCCGTCAACGTACATCTTTTCGGCGTGACTGCATCCGATTTTTTCCATCAAATCTTTGCGCGGGTGCTCCAAGTTTTGCCAAATCTGCCCATATTGATCGATTGCAATATACTGTTTTTTCATTGTAAATTTCCTCCAAATTCTAAAAAATGTTCATGGAATAGGGCTTTTTGAGCGGAAACCCTTTAGAAACCGCGTGAAAATGTTATTCTTCTTCTCCGTCCTGTTCTTTAATAATATCCTCGAAAGAATCATATCCAAGCCACTCCGCAATCGTGTCTTCTTCAAACCAGAACAAATCATTAATTGCGGTTTCATCCATGCCTTCCGGGTTGCATTCTTCAAGAATGGATTCAATCTGATCAAGTTCACACGGAGTTAGATACTTAACGGTGTCTTTGGCTCCGCTCCAAAATTCAAAATCGCGCAAGCTTTTTTCAGTGTAAATCTTCATTTTTTTGTTCCTCCTAAAATATATTATTTTTCAAACTGTTTACGGAATTCTTTCTGATGGCGCGTTGTGGTATTGCTCCATTTTCCGAGCTCTTCTACTTTGCCGTTAACACAACGAGAAACAATTGTATTGTAACTCTGGAGTTCAAGCGTTCCGTTTTCGTAGTCGATAACGTGTGCTTTGCCGTAAAAGCTCTTGCGTGCGTCGAATTGGGCCTCAAGTTCATAAATTCTCATTGTTTTTGTTTCCTCCTGTTTTGTTTAGATTTTATCCCGACGCCCGGAGGCGTTTCGTCTTACTCTGCCAAGACTCATCAGGGGATTTACAATTTAATTCCATGTGAACAAATTTTTTCAAGTTCATCTTTACTTAGAGTATTATAAACGCCGTCGTAAAGATTCCCATTTTTCAAATATCTATCCGGAAGCCGCTTGATAAGTGTTACTACGGTATAAAGATCTTTTGCGGAAATAAGGTACATTTTTTTGTTCCTCCATGTTTGATTTTGTGTCTTTATTATAGCGTTGATTTTTCTTTTTGTCAATCGGCAGATTGCACAAAATTTATGAAATGTTTTTGTTTATTTTAGCGGTCAGCCGGATATTTCACCGGCTTTCCCGCGTCACTGCTTAGATATAATTTCTAGCAGCTCCGCGATTCTTTCAAGCGCGTTTGCTATGCGCTCCAGAATCGCTTTCATGTTTTCACCTCCCTTGCATGGTTATATGATATCGCAGAATGCCGGAAAAGTCAATAGCTCTGTTATAAAAATATTGCACAAAAAAGAGCGGCTGATTTTATACAAATTGACGAAACGGATATAGGTATAAAAATCCCGGCCAGCTATGACAGCCAGCCGGGAAAATATCACATAATTTTAAACCATTCAGCAAATGGCGCTTTATAATATCCGACAACGTGTTTGACGTCTGTTTTTGTCCAATGCGTTCTACGCTCAAGTTTTGCGCGGTATGCAGTGCGTTTAATATCGGACTCCACTTTTTCGGCCTTGCCGTCCTTTACCATGATGCGCATAAGATATATTGTATCTGGGTTATACTGTTTATCAGCTTCGAGCATTGCGTCACTAAGCGTCTTTGCCTCAAGTTTGCGATACTCACTTGCAAGTGGTTTGTAGTTCGCGCGATAATCAATATAAAGTACGTATTTCATTGTAATAGCTTCCTTTCAAAATGTTTTTTATTTCATTTGATGCCAAGATAATATCATATCGAACCGTCTTTGTCTATTGACATTTTGCACAAAAGTTATATTCTTGAATTGTATAAAATGACAATAGGTTATTTTGTCCAGATACCGAAAAAGCTATGAAGCCGCTCAGAGGCTCTAGAAGCCCCGTAGCGCCGTTTTTAGGCCAAGACGTGAAATCATACGGCAAAGAAAAGTATTCCGTTATACGCTTTTCATGCAATTTTATTATTCACTGTTTTGATAGTAAATAACTATAATATACAAGTAAAAAGTTAGAATATACTAGAATTGATTGAATTATTGTATATATATGATATGAATATACTGCATGATTATTCATTCATTGCTTATTAGTACAATATCTTAATAGTTATATAAATATAATTATATCGATATTGATTATTGTATGTTTTTATCGATAGATTATATTGGTATAAGTAGCTATATATTGTACTGATTATAATAGTTACAATATGTTGCATAGTGGTAACAGTATTTGAATATCGATATAATAGTATTTAATATGATATCTTGTGTAGTGTATTAGATGGTATAGTATGGTATAGTAGTTTGTATAATATAGATAGTTGAGTAAATGGGGTTTACTGGTAAGTGTAAATATGGTTTACCAAAAAGCGCATAATGTGTAATGTGTATGCGCGTATGAACTGTATTAGTTCGATTGATACAGTTGGAAAAATTTTACTCTACAATTGTAGAATAAGATTGACTCGCATAATCATGCGATAAATATCGCATTTTCATATGAAACAGTGGGAAAGTGCTATTTTCAGGCGTTTTTACTACTGGCAGTATTTTACAGTACCGGGGCATGGTTATGGATGAGAATGGTAGAAATGGGAGAAAATGGCACTTAGCACAACAAATCACATAACATGTAATACATCATCTATTTTAACAAACTATATACTACGCAATTCGCAATCCAAACTATGCACCTTATAAATATTTAAGAACAGCACAATTAAAAAAATCAATCCAATAATTTTAATTAAACTTAATGATCTAACATATAATTAAACCAAGTTTTAATTATTCATAATTTACAATTTGTTAACAAATAACAAATAAAAATATGGTATAATTAGATAATGATAAAAAGTTGTACAATCGATGATACTAATATAATACGCTAGTATTATTATAGTGTCACGCAATGTACAAAAATTTTACATCAATGTACAAAAAAATAGAAAGGAAGAAAATATGACAAGTAAACCAAAATATCTGCCATCCAATGAAGACAATAAGCTAATTGACGCTCTTATTAAAATAGAAGGGCGCGAATTGAAATATCCAGAATTATGCCGCGCATTAGACATCCCAACCAAATCTGGAAACACTAAGATTTCCCAACTAGATAAAGTTCGAAATTATTGTCAACTAGATACTCTAGAACATCCAACCCGTTATATTGTCCAAGAGGTCTATCCTGAAGCAGATGCCCTTATCAATGAGCTAGATAAAGACTCATACCAAGCCGCATTTGAAGCTGCTCTTTATCAAATATTTCTAAAGACAAACTGCGCTACCATATATGCGTCAACCAGCAATCTGTTGAGAATGTTCCAAGAGGTCAATGATAATTTCAGCTATACATATAGCCAAGCCGTAGAAAATTCAGAGCATTATGGCTATATGAGTTTGGTCAATGGTGTTGTGTATAATATTCTTGCTCAATGGACTAGGCGCAAATTACTAACCATGAAGAACCGTTATGTTATTGATCTGAATAGAGGCTATAGACTCTATAAGCAACGATACAACCCAGAGGGAAAAGAAACATGGCTCGAAACATATGATGTACCAGAAGATAGCGCAGATCATCAAACCTGCCTGTCCATCTATTCTAAAGCCGTCAATGAGATAATGCCGCCAAATTGGGGCAAAGTCATAGACAATAGGGTCTACAAGCCATATGTGTCCATAGAGCAATATAAGGCGTTTGAGGCGCGGCTTACTCAATTAACCCAAGAGGCATTTGGCGGCGAATATGTTAAAGTTAAAGAGGTTTATATCATCAAGCCAGCCACAAAGGAATGGATAGCTAACCGGCTATTAGATGTATATGAGCATTATCCCAGTTTTGAGAAAATCAATAAAGAGGCATGTACTAAGATTATTCAGACCAGCCAGCTTAGTTGTATTACTGGCAAACAGCGGCGCGAATTTATTGACATCAATATGAACAATAAGCAGAGTGACAAGCTCAAGGATTTAGTCGCTAGTGAAAAGTGTAATCAATAAAAAATCTGCCCCAATTTATTCCCTACATATATAGGGTCTTTGGGCAGATTTCATTTTATTCAGTTGTATTACAAGTTGAGCCTTCATTATAAATAAATGGCGGATCACCTGTATTCACATACGTTTCTCCATTCCACACGTATTTTTGACCAGTGGAAATTTCGGCGCTTCTCCAATTTGTCACAAATTGCTTATATTTGCATCCTAGCGTCGCTTCTACACATTCGGGCCAATTCGAATTTTCTCTCAGTTGTTTATATTCTGCTTCAGCTCGTTTCACATCTTCACTAAATTTGCAGATACGCCAATTCGAGCATCCATCGCATACCGATACCTCATTTGTGTTCATTGTAATTTTCATCCTTGTCTCACCACCATCAATGTTCCGCGCAAAATTCCATCATCTCCATATTCATATTTTATATAATCACCCATTGCAAGATGTCTAAATATTTGTTGTTCTACATCTGTTTTAGCCATTGGTTGACTATTTGTATAATCATAAGCTATATATTTGTATCGATTCATGTCAACACATTCTTCGATTTTTTCAATAGGTTTTTGTGTCTGAATGATAGTTTGAGTATATTTAGCACAATTACTACATGGCGCAACATAACCGCCCAATTTTCTAATCAACCAATGTTTGAATTTAGTCCACATTATCATTTATCAACACCCCTGTTCCATGCCTCGACCGCTTCAAGGTATGCGTTCATATTCCATGCCGTTTTCAGTGCAACGGATGTCCCGCATTTCCTACACTTTACTTTAAGAACCATAATATTCTTCCCGAAATTACACGATCCGCCTGTTTCTTCGACTTCTCCTCCGCAGAATGGGTACGGTTTTAATTCAACCATTGCCATCCCTCCTATTCCATGCCTCTATTACATCGATTTTTCTAAAATAGAACTGTGTCTCTACGTTACAATTTGAGCATTTAGCATGATACGTTTCGCCACTATCCCAAAATGAATCTTTTATTCTAATAATGTCAATCGATTTACAGCCGCAGAATGGACATGACTTCAGCTTAGTTATTCTTCTTGTCCTCCTTGGTCGGCTTAAGCCATTCTTTGATTTGCATCGCGCAGGAGCAGCAAAGCTCAATATCAGGGGATTCCTCATGGAACGCGCTTCGTACATTTACATACGTCGCAGAACTTGTGGGGTTTATCTCCGCCCCGCAGCGATCACATACTCGTTTTGTTGCCATCCTACTTTCCTCCATTTCAATCTTCTTTTTCAAGTTTGTTTATGTAATTTTCAATAATTTTATTAGATTGATTTATCATATTAACTAATCCACCAAGCCCAACAACGATGTTCCATTCGTCTGTACCAATTTGGTAATAGTCACATCCAGCACATTCGATTGGCTTGATTTCTATATAATCTTGAGTGATATATCTCATTTAATCAATCCTTTCTTCAGCAATTCCATCAGCCGTACTATAGCAGATATGCTTAATTCCCAATTCTTTTATATATTTCATACAAGCAGGACATGGGCGCGCCATTGCTTTGTTCCCATTTGCATATTCACGATATACATATAGTGTCGATTTGCTAAAATCAATGTCCAGATATTTTACTTTGTTCAATGCCCTGATTTCAGCATGAAGCGAATTTACCACGCCACTCTGATTGGGGTCAAATTCACGCTCTGCATTAAGCCGCTTCTGCAACGGGCTTGTTTTAGTGCTATTGCATCCTGTAGCAAGTAATACACCCTTATAATACAGAGCTGCGCCAAGATGGTATCTGGGAAATTCAGATTCTTTGCTTGCTCTACAAGCTGATTCAATGCCGCGCTTAGTTCTCTGATTCATTTGATTCTTTATGTTCTTCATCAAGCCAATCAATCCAGCATTCCGTACATGATTTGAGAATGTTGGGGCAATGATGATGAGGACATGGCTTTGACATATTTGTAATAATTTGTTCTCTAGGCTGGTTCATCAACCATTCACGATTAGTCATTCTACACCTCGCCTTTAATTAAGTATTTGTGACATTTACAGATAATATCAATAGCTCTTTCGGCTGGAAAGAAATTAGCAAATCTCTCGTCAAAAATACCGTATTTCACAAAATCTGCTTTATCATCTACTTCAGCTTGCTTAAACATCTCTACCGCATCATTAAGTCTGATATAAACAGCCATTATTCATCCACCTCATATCCCAATTCAATCAACGTCATAATAGCATAATTAGCCATATCAAGCAACGTGTCCTCAATCTTTTCGTCTTTGACTTGAGCATCATATGATACAGCAAGTGACATGAGCCGATTCATCTTATCACTAAGACGGGTCACAGCGCTGATAATGCCGAGCTTTTTGTATGTATCGCCAAACGAATCACCATAATCATGATTCTTTGCTTTATACACCTGATTGAGCTTCTGACAGATTGCGTAATGCTGCGCTACCTTGGGTTCGATATTCGACTTGAAATCATCGGGTTCTTTGTTGCAACATTCAGCTTCAGCATTTTCACAAGCTGCTGAGTCTAGTTCTTTATACCAGTTATAACACTTATTGAGCATATCATCGCTCATTCCATCAAATGCGCATCCACGCTCATTTGTAAAAAGATTTACTTCTTCGTCGTACAAATTTTTTAATTCACAATTATCACATTTTTCATATATGCCACAATACCATTCAAGTGTATTAACTTTTTCTGCTCTTGTCATACTCATTTATCCTCCGTAAATTATTCAGTCATTCAACATGACATTTTCAATATTTTCATACATTGTCCAATCTTCATCGAGTTTGGCTTTAACTGACTCAAATGGGCGATATTCAATGCCGTCTTTTTCTTCATACCGCCAGTCACAATCTAGGCAAGCCCATACATCAATAGGCGGCAATGTGCAAATACAAGTATGGTAAATATCGCCACCACATTTAGGACAAGTATAGATAATCATTTATTCATCCTCCATTTCTTTTTTTTGTCATTCTGACAATATTTGCGGCTTCTTCTTTTGTCAGGTTATCGTCAAAAGCACAACCCACATTTGAGATAACTAAATCGATGCCATATCCTCCATCCAACGGGTCGACATAAATATTATCCGCATAATACCTTAGAAATTCTTCAAATGTATCAAATGAACCAATTTCATAATCACTATCGCCACATTGCTCACAATATAATTCATCAAATGGAATATAATCATCTGATGTATAAAGCCCTCCAAGATGATTTTCATACACATACACACTCATTTATTCATTCTCCTCATTTTCATCACAATCTTCATCTACAAAATGGACATCTACGTTAAAAAATTCTTTTAGTACATCAATAGCCTCTTTTGGCTCGATGCGGAAAAATTCTCTATCAGGGTTGACCCGCTCTTTGTCAAAATATTTATGGATATTATTTTCTAGCTCAAAACAGTCATCGCTAAATACGAAGCAATGAGCGTGGTACGGTTCTGGCAAGCTGCTTGAGCTAAGTTCGCGCACTCTCAATGCAGGATTCAATCTTCTAGTACAACCGAGCTTCACCAATCCGGGTAGACTAGGTGAACTAATGACATATAGCCAACCAGCCTTACTATGCGACTCACGATAAGCAATAGAATCAAGCCGCTTATCAATACTAGCTAATTGAGATTTAATCCTATTGCGCTCATCATCTGTTAACGCCTTATCAAACGCAATATTCATTGCTTTCTTTTCTTCTAGCAACTTGGCGCGTTCTCTAGCAATATCAGCAAGCAACTGTTCTTGCTCTCTCAATCTGCGCTTTTCTTCACGGATTCGCGCTTTTTCTTCTTTCTGCTTGACTTTGATAGCCAAGTTAATATCGAGCATATCAAGCCGCGCCTTTACATATTCAGCATTAAGCGCCAATCCGACCTTATTTGCTTTAGACTGATAAGAATTAAATTTATTCTTAATCAATTCTTTGCTCTTAGCAATATTGCCTGTTGTTACAGATTTTTCTTTGCTGTCAATATATCCTGACATAGCATAGCACAATCCGCGCCCATATACATCCTGCATTTCTTTTCCACGTCTGTCTGAGCCGTTTAGCGTATATCCTTGCTCAATGCGATACAAGCCAGTGTTCGCAGCAGATTCAATTTTGCTTTGCAGCTCATAACGCTTATGCTCAAGTTCATCTAGCGAATCCTGATAATATGGAATATTATAATCCTGCATTTCTTCAATGGCATGGATTTTACCATTTAGAGCATCAAGAACGGATTGAGCCGTTTTTGCAGATCGCATGGTGTTTTCATATTGATGCGCAGCAATTTGACGATGTTCATCATAGTTATCAATTTCTGCTTGCATACTAGAAATATCTGCTTTGAGTTGAGCAATCTGCTCTTCAAGCTCTTTCTTCTTCTTGTTCAGCTTGAAAGTCTCGAACATGCTTAGCCGCCTCCTTGCCAAAAATCTTGTCTATATGCTTATCAAAATCCAACGGATTATTGCTTTTTGCTAAAATCTGCTTAGTGCTGGTATTATATAGCTCGAATTGACCATTGCCGCAATTATTGATAATCCAGCCAGTATCGCCATATTGGACTATGGCGTTAATTTTCTTTGTTCTTGGCATTTATTTCACCTTATACTATGATTATATCACATCAATTTGCACTTGTCAAGTATAATTTTTGACAAATTGATTTTTCACATCAATTTAACTATTATCTACGAATTTATGAGTAGATAATAGTTAAATTGTAATTATATATTATTATATATACTAATAGATATTATAGCATATAGATATTACAGTATTATGAACTATATGTTAATAAATTATGAATAAATTAGCTATTGACAAATACTGTAATATATGGTATAATATATTTATAATATATAAGAAATTATACCATATCAATCAATTTTTGTCAAGTAGAAATTTTAGCATTGACAAATAATCAATTATATGATATAATAGCATTAAGCTCAAGGAGGTGGTAAGAAATTGTGGAGCGAAATGAGCTATAACTGGTATGTATCGAAAGATACGGAGCCAGAAGTATGGGATGATGAATATGAGCCAACTGAGCGTGATTGGGCGCTTTGGATATATGGTAGTTCAGAGAATGAATTAGAGGTGATTTTTTGAGCCTACAGACGCAAATTTATTTGCATTCAGTGGACACGTCATGTTTTTATGACGACAACGAAATGGCACTACATAGACGGCTTGTTCGGTTATATTCGTTGCGCAAGCGATGGAAGGATGATGGTAAACCAGATTGGCACATCAAGTCTGTAAATCGTTTGCTTAAAAAAGAAAAGGCGCGACTATCTGAATTGCTTGATAATGCTGTGAGTCGAAATGTAACTAGAGAATTGCGTCAAGATGCTGTGACCGATAAGACGGTTGTTAATTTATTTGAATCTGATCTAACGCGAAGCTTAGGGCTTGAGCCATTCAAGTTGACCGATGAACTATTCATCATTAACGTGTTTTTCTTTCAAGTATTTAACAATCTAGTTCATCAAGGATTTATCTACAATGGTGAAAAATATTTGTTCCTTACAGCATCAGCAGGACAGATAAGGACGAAACGAGCAGTATTCGTTAAAGAATCGTCGTTTAAGCGCATTGAGCAAAAATTGATGTGCGGCTTGACCATAGACGAAATCAATGAGCGGGGAGGCATGAATCAGAATAAATTCCTTGCTTATTTGGCGCTTATGAACTCTGCTACAGATGTTTGGCAAGATTTTGACATTGACAAATCAGTTGTAGTAGATGATTGGGAAACAGCTGTTCCGGGATTGGTTGACCACATTGATGGCGTATCGTATGAGATTCGGCGCGAAATGACAGAGACAATGATTCCTCATATGGACGGATGCGGCATCATGCTTAATGAAACAACAAGAATGGTGCGTATGCCATGGGTAAAGGGATTACTTGTTACATTTCCATTTGACAAGTTTATCAAAGAGAAATGCGGAGGTGAAGCGACTGTAATAGATATTTATGGCTATGAGCATAAAATCATAGAGGAAGATATACGGTATATATTTACAAAGAGCCAATTCAAGCTATGGAAATTTTATGATTCGTGGGATTGCTATAAGGCGCGATTCAAAAATTTTGGATGTAATGCCTGTTATTGCAATATAGAAGAGCCTTATATTCCAAAGAGCCGCATCAACTATCAGATGCTTCAAACATTGAGCGATATGACTGATAATGAGATCGACCGCATCGTTTCTAAGACTGCACAAGAGATTGATGATGTTGGCAAAGATTATCAAGTTACTATGCGGCTACTTGGCGCAACAGAGAACAACCGTTATAAGTCGGCCATGCAAGAGGCGTTGTTGATATATCCTGAGTTGTTTAAGGATTCATATAATCGAGAAATTCTGAAGCAGACTAAAAAGAGTTTAGTAAAGCAAGCTAAGGGCGGGCGGCTTAGAGTAAATGGTAAATACCTTTTTTTAGCGCCTGACCTATATGCGTTTTGTGAATGGTTGTTCCTAGGCGAACAAAACCCGCAAGGATTGCTTGCAGATGGTGATGTATATACAAACCAATATCGAGATGAAGAAACGTTGGCTTGTTTGCGTTCGCCGCATCTATATCGAGAATGGGCAATCAGGACAAATCGACGCAGCTTAGAGCTTGATTATTGGTTTGGTGGAACTAAGTGTATATATACTAGCTGTCATGATTTAATCAGTAGATACTTAATGTTCGATTAGTTAGTCGCAGTCGAACCCTATGGAAACATAGGGATATAAAACGGTGTGAAGGCGTAAATGCGCCATGTCAGAAATGGCAACGGGGAAAGTGAGTGCAACCCCGTAGGAAATAGAATGAATGAATTATTAAACTATAAGGAGGTGGAAAAATGTATAAAGAAGGAATTTATTGCCGTTGTGCATATCGAGTAAATGAAAATGGAGATTGTTATACACAAAATGGCAAATTTGAGTGGGTACATAGAGAGTGGCGATATAACAGTGATGGGTATGCTGTTGTATCAGCTTGTGGTCTAAAGCCAGACGGTACTAAGACATTCCGCTCACTTCATGTTCATGTATTAGTTGCGAGAGAATTTGTTGATGGATGGTTTGAAGGCGCAGAAGTAAATCATAAAGATTTTAACCGTGCTAATCCTGCTTGGTGGAATCTTGAGTGGTTAAGTCATAAAGATAATATTGCTTATTCGCATAACGCTGGTAATTATAAAGGGCGGTTTGGTGAGGACAATCCAAACTATGGTAATGACACGCTACACAAGAGATACGTCGCCGAGCCTGAATTTGCCAAAGAAAAGCAGTCTCGGCCAAGAGGACAAAATGGACGTTCTGTGAAATGCTTATTATATTGTCATCAAAATATGTGTTTTGAGCATTGGTTTGATTGCCAGCGCGACGCAGTTGATTTTCTTATTGACTATAATGTCGTAAAATCAACTTGTAATAAAGAGAGTATAATTAGCAAGCTGAAACAAGAAGATGGATATAAGGGCTGGCATCTTATTCAAGATAAATAATTCATTCATTTAAAACCTCTATCGACTATCGAAAGGATATAAATCAACCGTGTGGGTTGATTTAGAATAACTGAGTAGAGTAGGAAATGGGTGAAATTCCCATCTCCGAAGCGCACCGAGCCTAAACGGGAAACCGCATGGTTATGATATAGTCAGTAACTCCTACGTGCGACGGAGATAAGGCGCTTGTAGTCAAAGACCGTACTTTGTCTACAGTTGCCAAACGCAATATGCAAGATATAGTTCCTTTAGCATACGATCTCAAAAAAGCTAAGGGCGGCTTGTTAAATCCAGACAGTATGTATAATGGAATGGTAAATGCTTATACTAAGGGAAATATCGGGCCGGTTAGTAATAATATTACAAAAATATGGAATAGTGGTGAAATTACACAAGAAGAACTAGATGTAGTAAAATGGCTTTGTTTTGAGAATAACGCTGTTATAGATTGCGCTAAAACGCAATGGCTACCAGAACGACCGAAACAAATTAATAACACAATCAAGAAATATACAAAAGCTCGTGTTCCCAATTTCTTTCAATATGCCAAAGACAAAGACCCAGATACCCAAGTAGAACCGTCCAACAATTCCACGATGAATCGTATATCAGCCAAAATTCCTGCTTCCAGAATCCGCTATAATAGCAAGATTGGGAAATTCGACTGGACGATGCTGATAAATAAATCAGTTGATTATACCACTAGAGAAAATTCACCAATCGTCGAACGGTATAATTGGTGGATGTGGAATCAGCGCCGATTTGATTATGGCGATGACCCGCATATCAATGAGGACGATTTATATAAATATCGCTGCATTGCACAAGATATAGTGGAATATAGCAATAAGCCGCTAGATGTTGTTGTTAATAGCTTAGTTGCTTATTTATATACGGTCAAAAAATCAAGCAATAAGAAAATGCTGTGGGCTTGTTTTGGTTGGACGATTGTAGAGAATTTGAGAATCAATACGGCGCAACTTAATCCAATCTGCCTCATTTGCGGTAAGCGGTTTAAGCCGCGTGATGTATGCCAACATTATTGCTCTGAGGAATGCTACAAGAAAGCAGATAATCAGCGGCGCACTGAATCGCGCGAAGCTTCACCTGTCCGCACGGGGGATATGTTAAAACAGTAGGAAATATATGGACAAAATGAACCCACCACAATATATTGTGGTAGACTAATAGGGAAAGGAACGATATAATTGCATAAAAATAAATATCCTCGGCTAGGCAAAGCCGACATGAGTAAAGAGTTGCGGCGGCGCACAGGTGTTGATTCTAAAATCATTGAACTAGTATTAAGAAATTATCATGATATCATCCGCGAGACACTACAGCATGGTGTAGAATATTCTTTGCCAGATATTGGTGTTATTACATTTCGTGACCATCCACCAAAGCCAGCTGGTGAATATTGGAACGGATTCCAAAAGCGGCGTATGTATTACCCTGACAGACAAGGATATTATCGGCTAGAATTTAAGGCTGAGAAACATATGGCTAGTGCTGTTAAAGGTGGTACATTGTATGGGAAAGGCGCAACTAAAGAGGAATATGATGCTTGGGTATTAGAGAATTATCCAGATAACCCCAAGTTTATGAAGGAAGAAGAAGATGGCTGAACATAATAAGCTGAATCAAGAATTTTATGCTTATGCTGGTGGATTGCTCAATGTATCGCCCCAGACTGCCAAGAAATACTGGATGGGGTTTGTTGATACTATTATTCATATTCTTCATTTTGATGGTAAATGCCAAATGCCAAGCATAGGCACATTTACACTGGAAGAATTGCCTGAGCGCAAAGTAATGGCTAAGAACGAGCAGGGTGAACTTGTTGAACAAATTAACCCAGCTTGGTTTAAGATATTATATAAGTACAACGAGGATTTTCTTAATAATGTTAATGGGCGCGGCGTTACAAAGAAATATCGTAGGCGCGTCCGCGAACGTAAGTTGACACCAAATGATCTCAAGCTGATAACTCAAGCTGAAATGGAACGAACGGCAAAGCGAACATTGAAGCAGATGCAAGATGACCGTATTGAGCAAGCAAAGCAACAGAGTTATGATGATTTTATCAATGTAATCAACAAGAAAAAAGAAGATTATGAACGGAAAAAGAAGGAAAAGGAACAGAAATTGAATGAATCTACAGAAGATACGACAAGCGACTGAGCTGCTAGATAGCAAGTTGATTGACTTACAGGAATGGACGGCTCGTTGTCTTGGTGAAGATTATAGGGGCGTTTGGAGCGAGGAGTATTTGCGGCGTTGTGCCGTATTTGTTCGCAATATGCTAAATGGTGCAGACGATTATGAATCAGATGAAAAGGACACTAATATTCTATCACAGCTTAGAGAGGCTAAGCAGGAACTAGAGAAAGAACGTAAGAAATTACAGAGTGAGAATATTCAATATGTTCAGAATAAGAGATTTGACGCAAGAGCAGAATTGATTCAAGAAAAGATTGCTGAGTCAATTAAGAACCTTGAGCCGTTTACTATCCGCGAGTTCAACAAGTTACCACAAACGAATGTAAGTGGGCTTCTTTGTATTTCTGACCTTCATGCTGGTTCAACGTATGAAATCAAGGGTGCATATAATGAAATTGTAAATAAGTACGATTTTGGCATTATGAGGGCGCGGCTTGATGGGTTGCTTAACAAGATGTGCAATGATGATAACTGCATTTGGCTAGATGACATTACGGTTGCTGTGCTTGGTGATTGCGTAGAGAATATTCTACGCACATCTAGTCTAGCTAAGCTGAGAGAACCGGTTATTGATACAGTTATCAAGTTGTCTGAATATCTAGCTGATTGGTTTGTTGAATTGCACGACCGACTTGAAATTCCTGTTAATGTGGTGATGGTTGGTGGTAATCATGATGTGTGCCGCCCATTGACCTCTAAGCCACAGTTTGAGGAGGAAAATCTAGGTAAAATCATTGTATGGTATCTACAAGAGCGGCTAAAATCAGCAGATGGAATTACTGTAGACGATTACACAGATTGCGCTATTAAATACATTAAGAACAATGCAATCATGCTTCATCATGGAGATGGCGGTGATGTAGCTGAAACAATGCGATATTTTGAAAATTTATATAATATTGACATTGACGAGTGCTATGTTGGACATCTACACCGACAAGAAATGAAGAACGCTGGTATTACTGAGTTAGGTGATAAACTGTGTTGGCGCGTTGGCTCGGTATGTGGTGTTGATGGATTTGCAAAGTCTATTCGTAAAGCATCAAGACCGTCTTGTATGTTTACTACATATTCAGAAGATGGTGCAGAGTGGCGTAAAACATTTTATCTTTAATATTGACAATCAATAGATTGTGTGATATAATACAACCATGGAATTGCGGCTAATATCTGCGGATTTAGTCTTGGCTTGGGGATGTGTTCTACAAGTTCCATAATAGAGGAAAAGCCTGAACGCTTTTCGCTGTCATATGACAGAATTTATCTTATCGGTAGCGTCAGTTGCAAATGGCGCTACCACCCTTAAATTGATTCATTCTCTACTAGGTGATAGCTACGGCTGTGTTGATCATGCTTGTGGGGCGATTGACCCACCTAGCAGAGTTGAATATAATCGAGCCGTAATCTGCAATTCAGCAGAGCCTAATACGAGCATGACATTGGTTGTGGCGGGCTATGTCAATATAGTATCGTAAACTGTATCGGCTCAGTTTTCATCTCGACCACGCAATCTCTAAAGTATCCCGTTTAAGTGAGCAACGGCGAATCTGTAAATGGGCGTGTTGGAGATTTATAACCGACAAAATCTTATTCATCCTGCCTTTCTCGAATCCTTGCGTTTATACGTGGGGTATTGATGTAGAGAGGGTGGGTATTCATCTCATGTACCATGCGTACAAGGAGTTCTTGAAGTCGTTAATAGCGGCTTTTGCAAAATCCTATCCTAGACGATAGGCGTATAGCAACATGTGTGTTATATGAGCGTATGAAGCATAGAACCGGGTTGTCTTTCGGCAATATGTGGACGTTTACATTGGGTTTTCAGCATACCGCAAGGCAACAAGAAAATGCTGACCGACTATGCGGTAAAGATGGGACAACAGGTATCATAGGAGCCAATGACGAACCATATAAAACATAACAGGGAGTGGCGCTCGATACCGGCATGCGCTTGATAAATACCGGACATTAATGAGTCCATAGGTAAGGACGTTAAAACTGCCTGTCGCTACTACTCATTGGCGGCTATGAATATCCGAAAGGAGGTCACTATTCTCTTGAATTATCCACTGGTTTATCCGAAGCATAATTAAAGAAAGGATGGTGGTCAGAGCCCATTGGCTCATATCTACAATAAGCCCAACTCAATGGGAACTGTTGTTTAACTGAATATTGTACATTGACAAATACGAAGCAGCTGAGAGCAATCTTGGCTGCTTCGTCATATTTATAGGAAAATAAACGGAACGGAAAGGAATGAGAATATGTTTTGCCCATATTGTGGCAAAGAAAAGCAAGATAGCCAATTCTATAAAAGCCCAATCAAAACGGGCGAATATATTAATCCATGCAAATCATGTGTGACTGAGCTATATAAACAAGCTCTTGAATCTACTAAAGACCAAGGCGCGGCATTATGGTCAACTTGTATGCAGACTGGCATTCCTATGAGACGGGCTGAATATACTGCTTGTCTTGACACCCTAGAAAAGGCAGCTAAAGGTAAAAAGCCTAGTTTATTTATGTTGTATCATACATATTTGTCTACATCGCCAGATAAACTAACAGGTGTGTGGGATAGTGATATGGAGTTGTCTAATTTCAAGGATTTGGGCGATGTTGCTAAAGGCGAAACTGATGAGGTGGCGCTAAAAGCAAGGTGGAATCGTCAGTGGGGCACTGATTATGAAGAATGGGAATATCAGTGGCTCGATGATATTTTTGAACGATATACAGAAGAAATTCTTGATATGGACACAGCTAAAGAGATGACATATAGAAATCTATGCCAAGCCAATCTACGCAAATTCAAAGACCCTACAGATAAAGATGCTGGCGATGAAATTCTTAAATTGATGAAGGTGCTAAAACTAGACCAATTTAAGGAAAATAAGCAGAGCGATACTGAAAAATTTATAGAGCGCATGGCATGGAATATTGAAAATACAAAACCATGCGAATGTGAGGATTTGAATAAGTATAAGGATTTTAGTGGATTTGAGCTGACATGGAAAGATATTTTAAGATGTTGTAAGAATTTGGTTGGGGGCGGGCGCGAATATCCAGATTTACCCTCAGATCAAAAGAGATGATGGGTGGTGATATAGAATGAAAAGTCAGATGGGGGGCTTGAGACGCAAGTTCCTTGGAAACCACCTAATTACGGCAAAAGCAAAAGAAAACGCAATGAAAGATGCGCAGAAAGAGGAAAATGCTATAGAGTGGCTGACTTTATTCTAGTTACGCCGAAATTGGCATATATATGTTGATTTAGTTCTTGGTATCAAGTTGCGCCCATTTCAGATGATAATGATATATCTGATGGGCATATCAGATGTATTTTTTGCAATATGTTCTCGTGGCTTATCCAAAACCTTTATTGTAGGTCTAGGTAATATTGTAAAGATGAATCTTTACCCTTACACAGAGGCTATCATTACATCATCAACTGTTGCACAGGCAAACAAGATGGTTGAAGATAAAATAAGAGACGAGTTGATTAAAAAATTATCTCCTTATCTCTTATATATGTATGAGCATGAATATTTGGTTATTACTAAACCTGAAGATGGTTATAGAATAGAGAATAAACTTAATGGCTCGACTTTGCGTGTGTTACCATGTCAAGATAGCTCCCGTGGTCCAAAAGCAACAATTCTTACATATGAAGAAGCCCGTTTGCTCAAAAAAGGTATGGTTGATTCCGTCTTTGAGAAGATGGCGCATCCAAGACAAGCCAAATATCTTAGCAACCCTGTATATGGCAATAATCCCCGTTGGAAAGAGGAATGTCAACATATCTATATCACATCTGCTAGATATAAGTTTGAGTGGTTTTGGTTATTATTCAAAAAGACATTTACTCGTATATTTACCGACACCAAAGTAAGATGCAATATTTTTGCCGGTGATATATTTATGGCTATTGATAATGGTTTTAAGACATGGGCTGATTATTGGAATGGCAAGGCTGGCGGCGAAATGGACTTCAGAATGGAAGATTTGAACGAGATGATTTCAGAGGGCGATGATGCGTTCTTTAATCTAAAGTCATTCAAAGAGAACCAAATTATTGAGCGTTGTTTCCGTCCATCTACTGCATTACAATTCTTTGCTGGAGAACAACCTAATTTCCCAGAAAAGAAAGAGGATGAAATACGTATCTTATCTATGGACTTGGCATTTGCAAATACCACAGGTTGTACAAAGAACGATAATACAATTATTGCTCTTATGTCGGCTCATTGGGATAGTAAAAAGAATAGATTCGAGCGGCACGTTGATTATATAGAGGGACATGATGCATCTGATACAATCGGTGCATCTGATAGATTTAGATATCTCAAATGGGTATATGATGCAGATTATTGTCTGTTTGACTCGCGTAGCGGCGGTGAGGTAATAGCAAATCACCTTACAGAACCACTACCAAGACCAGATTTGGGCGTAAGATGGGATTCGCGCGGCTTTGGATTGGCTGATAAATATCAGGTTGTATCTCAAGCCAAGATTGATGATTATCATAGCCGCACAGTTGATAAAAATGCTGTACCATGCTTAATACCGATTATTGGTACTCCTGAATTGAACAGTAGCGGGTGGTTGTCACTACGTAAACAGCTTGAAACCAATAATATGAAATTCCTTATTTCTATGCAAGATTATCAGAACGAGCTAACAGATAGCGGTGAATATTATCAATATACTGCTGAAGAATTAGCTAATCAGCTTGAGCCGTATGGTCAAACTGATATGATGGTTATAGAGGCTGTTAATCTCAAGACAGTTATCAAGCAGGATAAAATCAAACTAGAAGAACCACGCACAGGAACTAAGGATAGAATTGTAACTATTATGTATGGTAACTATATTATTGATTTAATTGAGAACGCATGGCAACAACAATTACAAGAAGATGAGTTTGATATAGACTCTATCCAGCTTGTTTGGTGACAATATCAAAATACAAAATAAAAACACTCAAAAATATAAAACGAGCGGATAGGGAGGACAAGTAGCTCAATGAACTTTGGCATACGTTAATGAAGTCCATAATCTAACTGCTCTAATATATAAACAATAAAACAAAGAAAGGAGGTTGAAGATGCCAAAAAATAATGAAGATGTAAAGCTATCTAAAAATGACCTTCAGGATATTATTGATTTTAGTGCAGGTCTGATGGCGGTTGATAATTTCTACTCACCATTTCTGAGCAATCAGTTATTGACTAATCTAAACAATAATCCTCGCTTACCTAATACAGAAGCGGTAAAAAGGGCGCTCAATGATTATAAGAATAGTGGCGCTGATTTACAGGGCTTTGTAGAATTTGCATCAGCGTTTGATATGATTTTCAAACGTACTTTATATTCTTATGCAAATGCGCTATCTTTCGACCTTCAGATAACGTGCAAAAACGCATATACAAAAGGCGACTATGAATCAGAGGAATATAAGAAAGACCGGCAAACAGTAGATAATTTCTTAACTAACTTTGACTACAAGAAAGAATTTTATAATGTTCTGCTAAATGTCTTAAAGCGAGATTCATATTTTACTTGGTTTAGAAAAACTAAGAGTGGCAATCGTGGTAAGATGAAGTATGCTCTACAAATCATGCCGCAGGATTATTGTATGCTCACCGGGTATTTTGAAAAAGGGTTGCTGTGGTCTTTTAATGTACTGTATTTTATGCAACCGGGCGTAGATATTGAGGGGTTTGATCCAAGTCTCAAAAAGACATATCTTGATGCTATTGAGAATGCAGAGCTAAATTATAGGCCGTCTGCGCCACTCGATAAACGTACTGGCAGTTATGCTCTATGGGCAGATGTATCACCACTCAATGGTGCTTATGCTTGGAAATTTTCTACAGATAACTTTGCTAATAACCCGTTTTTAGCACCGTATGTAGCAAATGTTCTACGCAGTGATGAGGTTGGCGAATTACAGTATAATAAAGACCTTATCTCTGCGGCTGGCATTCTGGCTGGTGAGATTAGACTATTTGACTCGGCAAAGTCAGGTACGAAGGCAAATCAGTTCGCTATTGACCCAAAAACGCTTGGAGCATTTATGCAAAAGGCGGCTAATGGTCTAAAGAATACTGTCAAATTGGCAGCTATGCCGCTTGAGAATATTAAGTTTTTCCAGTTTGAGGACAAGAATCCAAATAGCTACACAAATGAGCTAACTACAACAGCTGGTATTGGTACTGGCATTAGCCGTGTTATCTATTCATCTGATAAGATGAGCAATGCTGAACTAGAGGCGGCACTTAACGAGGTCTATCAGACTATGAAGCCAATGTATGCTCAGTTCAATAATTTCCTTGATTTCTACGTAAATCAAATGACGAGTAAATATAAGTTTAAGTTTGAGTTCGTTGGTTCTAACTATCAATTTGAGCGAGATGCCAGATTTGATAAGATGATGAAGATGGCCGATAAGGGACTTGTACTCAATTCGTCTGCATGGGCTAGTGCAATTGGTATGAATCCTGTTACATTTGATAGGATGCTTGCAGAGAGTAAATATACTGGATGGATTGATAAGTATTCGATGTTGATGTTAAATGCAAATACTACGGCGCAATCAAATGAAGGTGGCCGCCCCCGTCAGTCAGGAACATCACTTACTGAAAGCGGCGAAGCAAGCCGAGAAACATTAGAGGAATGATATTATGATGTTATCAGAAAGAACAAGTGAAGCCCTAGATATTCTAGTTGGGCAGTATTTTCAGTTGAACCGTACATTCGACCGTTGCGTGTCGTGGATGGAAGTAAAATTTGCTATGCCAAATGCGGCAGATATTATCCATCATAAGCTGGCGCATCTCTGGCCGCTTATGGCTGATGCTGTAAGCGATTTTAAGCATCAGTGGAATATTACCACATATTATCCTGAGACGCGCGGCGATAAGCGAACATATGATAATCTTGAGCAAATGATGGATACTATGCTTAGAGAAACGCTTGACTTATATCAAGTTATTAAGCAGACGTATTATATTGCTAAAGAAGAAAAAGATTTTAATGCAAATGCTATGCTACAAGATTTGATGGAAGATATGAATAAAGTTGTAGCGCAGATTATTCTATTGGATGATAAAGCCAAACAAATGCCAACAGAATATGATGAATATGACCGTCATATTGACAGTTGGGGAATTATTGGGTTGGAGGATTATCAATGATTATCCTTGGAATCCCAAAGAATCCTGAAGATTATTTTATTGCAGATAGCGCCTTAGCATGGGAACTTGATAAGGCTGGCTTTTCAGCTAAATATTTAGATGATGACGCGCATTATTATAAGCGCAACGCAAAATTACTAAAATGGCTTAAAAAGAATGGAATAGAAGGATAATACGCTAGAAAGGAGGAATCTATGATTGGAAACAGTCAAGAATATTGCCGCAATTTTAGGAGCAATCCTTTCTTTAGCAGCGGTTATTACCCTATGTTGCAAACCTATTAAACTATATATTGCAAGCTCTTTAAAAAAATATCAGAGTGAACAAGATGATAGGATAAAACAAAATACCCTCAAAGCGATGCTCAAGAGAATTGAGAGTAAGCTAGATGCGACTGTAGCATATACAACTGAGGCGTGTCGTGGTGAAATCAAAAATATGTTCTATAAATATATAGAAAATAAGACATTGCCATATTATGAAAAGATGCACATGTTGCAGATTGAGGATATTTATGTCAATAAGCTGCAAAAGAATCATTATACTAAGGGGCTTATTGAAGAAATGAAAACGTGGTCTGTTGACTATACTGGTGTTGATTCACAAGATGTCAATTAACCATATATTGGCGGCTTGGGCATGGTGCTCTTTGGGTCACCGTAGACGGGATGAATATCTCGTTATATCCTTGAAGAAAGGAGGAAGATGATTGGAAAAAACAATTAAATTTGAAGCATCAAGTATCAAACATATTGATATGAGCGAATATGATAATGATGATTATATGGTAGGTCGGACGGCATTTTTATCAACACGTCCAAACTCGCATGACATTATCATTCCAGAAAATGTACTCAGAGAATATGCGCCGTCCGTGCTTGGTAAATGGGTCACTGCTGAGGTTAAATTTAACGATTGCACTACTCATACCAATGGTCAGTCAATCGTAGGGATTGTGCCGAAAGAGCAGGACGTTGAGTTTGTCGAAGCTGATGACGGCTATCTTGATGCTTATGTTGATTGTATTATTAGTAAACGATATGCTAAAGAATATTGTAATGTTTTCTCAGAAGATGATGCACAACGCTCTGTAAGCATTGAGGCTACCTTCTCAATGGTTGACGAGCATGAATGTGATGGGTTCAGCATTAAAACAATCACAACTCTTGGACGAACTGTGCGCCCATCTGTGCCTGATGCAAATATTACAATCGTTAGATTCTCAGAGGAAGATGCGGAGAGCTATTATAGCAATCTACATAAATCTGATTCTCTATCTAATCTAAAGCAATTTGTCGAAGAAAGGAAACAATCAATGGCTGAAAAGAAAACGTATAAGATTGACAAGTCCAAAGAAGCCATGTCTACGGCTGATTGGGGTAATTACGACAAAATTTCCATGAGAGATAAAATCATGGAGGCTAAGAATCGTGATACACTTGTTAAATCTGTATATCTACTTGTAGAAGATGGTTGGAAAGATGCACCATCTGAACACCTCAAGTACCCAGTTATGATGCTTGATGGTGACAAATTCATCTATAACCGAAACGCTCTATCATCTGCACTAGCATATGCAAAGCAGAATGATGAGACTGAGGTTATAAATAAAATTGAGGCTATCTATAAGAAGTTAGACCTTGATGACGATTCTGAAAGAAAGGAGGACAAGAAAATGGCTGAAATTGAATTTAGCGCGGTTAATATTGGCGATCTTTGGGGCATGCTTTGGGCCGCTATTGAAGAGCGCCAGAATTGGGAATATGGTATTCAGGGTATCTATGAAGAAGATAACCAGAAGTTTGCCATTGTTACTGATCGTGCAAAGACCATGTATCGGCTCGATTTTAGTCTGACTGAGGACGGTCTTACTCTTGCAGATGAGGTTGTTGAGGTCAAGCAGGAATTTACTGAGACTGATAACATCAAGAGATTTGCTGAACCTGAGAATGTTTCTGAATATCGTCTAGCTGATTGTGACGAGCATGACGATGATGACCACGATGATGATGAGCATGAGGAAGAGGAAGAAATGTCCGCAGACGAAATGAAGGCAAAGATGGCTGAACTCGAAAAGGATATTGAATCCCGCGATAATATCATCATGGAGAAGGACGCAGAACTAGAAGAACTGCGCAAATTTAAGGCAGAAGTTGAGGAACAGCGCAAAGCAGCAACCGTTGAATCTATTATGGCTGAATGCAAGGAATATATGTCTGATGAGCAGTATAAGGAAATGCGTGAAGAAGGCATGGCTTGTAAGATGTCTGAGATTGATGGTTGGACAAATAAGGTCAAGGCTGTATCTTTCTCTGCTGTGAAGAAGAATGTAAAGAAAACAAATGATGGGCTGTTCCGCTTTGCGGCTCCTATCGACAACAACAAGAAATCCAACTCTGTTTGGGATAGAATTTAACTAAATTTATAATTAAAGGAGACTATTTAATTATGGCAAAGAATCATGCTATTTTCAATGGCACCCACTGCGCTTTCTGGGATGTGGATGCTTACAATCTAGTTGGTATCGCTGCTACTGATATCGACAACGCTACTTTCCTAACCCTAGGCGACATCAAGCTCAAGGATTCTACTGGCGGCTATGAATTTACTGTAACTGCTGACGCTACTGATGCAGAGTATATTGCTGGTACTCCTGCTGTGGGTTATGGTGTTGAAGCTCAGATTTTTGATGACCCCCGTTATTTCACTAACGAAGCTGGTAAGCCCATCTCTGTCAAGCACCTAGTCAAGGGCGATTGCATTGAGGTTGACCTTGCCGCATTTACTGCTGACCCAACTACTTCTACTTATGCCAAGGTTGCCGCTGGCAAGCTGACTGGCTCTACTACTGCTTCTGACCCATTCAAGATTCTTGGCACTCACACTATTGATATTGGTGGCGAACTTGTCAAGACTTGGATTCTCATGAAGCAGTAATATTCAAACAATTACTATATAAATAAAATATAATTAAAGGAGACTATTTAATTATGGCAAATATTATCACCCCAGAACTAGTTCAGTTTGCCAAGGGCAATGCTGATTTCTATACCGCTTTCGCTGATTATCATAACCATAAGGCCGCAACTGAATGGGGCAAGTCTATGGGTGCATATGACCAGTCTGTTTCTCTAACTGAGAAGGCTGAGAAGGTTCGTAATGCCTACTTTGCAGAGATCGAGAAGGTTTCCAACTGTCCTCTAACTGCTGAGAACCGCGATGCTTGGATGGCAAATCCTGTTGTCCAGTGGGCTAATTTTGCTGTCATCAACGCGACTGTCAATGTCGTTCTACCCGGCTATGTTACCTCCACCTTTGCACCTTTCGTCGATTTCCGTACTGTCGGCTATGCTGATATCGTCAACCTAGCTATTCCTCCTAAGACTCTATATACCGTTTCTAAGGGCGCTAAGGGTGAGCGTACCAGCTTCCGTCAGAAGAAGTATAAGGGCAATGTCATTCTGACCCCAATCGAGCACATCATCACCACCTACGTTGATATGGCTCGTGTATTTGCTGGTAAGGACGATCTAGCTGAGGCCGTTCGTGCTATCGTTGTTTCTATTGAGCTTGATATGAACAAAGAAATCGTCTCTGCTCTATCCACTGGTCTTGGCGATGTCAATTATCCCTCTCAGTTTGTTGAGAATGGCGCATTTGATGCTAAGAAGCTCGTTCAGCTTGCACAGCGCGTTCAGGCTTATAACCAGATGGCTAAGCCCATTATCCTTGGCACCGCAGCTGCTCTAATGAATGTTCTACCTGATAGCGCTCTTGGCTATCGTATGAACATTGATGGCAAGGAAGGCGTTGTCTCTTACGTTAAGAATTTCTACGGTTTTGATCTGTATGAGCTACCTCAAGCTCCTACTGGTGGTGCTGACTTTGGTATGGCTCTAAATGATAATGTTCTATATGTTATCAGCCCAGCAGTCAATAAGGCTATTGCTGGCGTTATGAGCACTTCTATGACAAACTCCAACCAGTTCTATGAGAATGCGGACATTAGCCAGAATTTCACGATGCGGAAAGCATACGACTTCCAGTTCATCACGGCAGCATACGCCGGTATGTACACTATCACTGACTAATAGTAAATATCTATGAGAGGGGTTAGAAATAGCCCCTCTCTATTTATAACGGAAATAAGAAAGGAAAA